CCACGGTACACCGAGACGCTACGCCCACCAACCACCGGCGACGAGGAGGTACCGGACAACTACACCGGCATCGGACTCACCAGCGACGACGGCGGGCGCTTCGGCGTGTGGGTGGACGGCGACCTCATCACCGTAACCGACCGCATAGGCAAAGCCGACGAGTTCTTAACCGCCCTCGGCGTACAACGCGAACACACCATCGCGGAGGAGATGGAGGCACACGCATGAACATGGACAACAACCCGTTCGTACACGGCAGCGGCGAACTACCGGCACCGGAGGAGGTTGACGACCAATTGCGGGCGATGAGCGACCGCGAGTTGGTGCGGCACGGCAAACAACTCGTCGAAGGCGCGGAAACGTTTGTTGAGCGCGATAACGTTGAGCAAGCGGAGAGTACGATATTGCGCGCGGTGGAGACGGCTAAGGAACTTTCGCGGCGCAACACGGTACGCCACCGCCGCGATATGCGCGACCTCGAACGCGGCGAGTTCTTACCGGCAGACGAGTATCCCGACGACGAGGAGGGGCGCGTATGAGCGAGGCGTATAAGTGCGACGGGTGCGGCGAGTATTACGACGGCACGCCGGCGGCGACCCTCGAAATCGACTACGACGAGAGGACGGTGGGCGGCGACCTCGTCTACGTAACCGAGAGGGGCACCGAGGAAATACCATACTCACGCAACCAAACCGAGATAAACACTTGCGTGAGGTGCGCCCGCGAACTCATCGAGGTGATAGAATGAGCCGCGCACGTGACCCACATGAGGAAACACCGTGGGATAACGACACCAGCACGTTCCTCCTCGACCCTCCTCCACGTGAGGAGTTGGAGGGCATGAACATCTACGAGATAAAGCAAGAGTACGAGGTGGCGGGCGACACGGCAGCGCGGTGGCAATCATACCACGGCATATATGAGCCGGAGAAGGACGAGGGCGGAAGTAGCATACACGCCGGTGCAAGTGGCGGGCTTGCGGGCACCCTCAAAGACCTATCGGCGGACGAGTTTAGCCGCAAGTACGTACCGGCACGCCACCGCCGAGGAGGTGAGCCGGATGAGTGAACGCGCGTTATACTTCCGCATCAAACGCATCGGTGCAACGTTGTTCATACGGCTAACGCCGGAGGATATTGAAGCCTACTCACGCACAATCAAGAGCGTGCCCACACCGGACGGCGACGACCCATACCTCATCCAACCGGTAAACCAACTCGGTCACATAGACGAGGACGAACTTTACGACATCGTGTTCGACCCGAACGAGTTTGATGAGGCGCGCCGTGAGTTGGTGCCACGCGAAAAAACACCGTGGCATAACCCAGGTGGTGAGAGCGGTGACGATTGATGAGGTGCGGCAAGACGTTAACAGCACGCGGCACCGGCGCGTCCGCATGATGTTCGGTCACGACGAGGCGTTTACGCAACTACGCGACGAGGGCACGGTGCTTACGGCGCGTGGTGGGGAGCGTAGCGCCGGACCCGTGTGGGTGAGCCGTAGCCGCACCGGCGAAAAGAAGTTCGACGCGTGGCGTGAGCATTATGCCACCGTACAACTCGACGCCGACGACGGGTTTACGCGCCGCGGTACGTTTTTCGAGTGGGCGGCGCGCATACCACTTTCAGTCACCGGCTTCGATACCGTGGCAGCGTGGGAGGATGCACTCTCGGAAAACGGTGATAGTATGCGGCTACCGCGCACCATATACGTTTACCTGGTGGAACGCGAGTAGGTTGCGAGGGTTCACATCCCTCCTCCGGCTTTGAGCCTCCGCCGGCTTGAGTGCGCGCCTACGCGCGGCACGGCGCGGTTCAGCGCGGTTCTACGCAATAGCATATTATCACCACGCCGCCGTATGCGAGTTAGGGCACCATAAGGTATAAGTGATACCGCCACGGACGATTAAGTAGAAGGTGAGGTGAACCCGATGACACAAGAAACCCTAAGCGCGTACGAAAGCAACGATGAGCAAACAAACGGCGACGTGTTCGAGACGCTTGAGGAGGGCGACCGGATACAGTTCGAGAGCAAGCGCCACGCCACCAAGAAGCCACACGTAGTCAAAACCGGTTACGACGGCAGCGACTTCGTAGCGATAGAGGGTCCGGGTGGCGCAAGCAAGATGCTTATACAAAGCGCCAACTACCGCGATTATTTGAGCGTGATGAGTATGGGCGGCAGCGGCAAAGGCGAAAAGGTGAGCAACCTCCGCGTGGTGGGAGAGTAAGATGGCGTTTTGCGAAGGTTGCGGTGTGGATATGTGGGAGTATAGTGAGGCGGCTAAGAGCGACGGGTGGTGCCGTGGGTGTGCGCCGGAGATGTATTCCGGTGGGACTCACGTGGACGCCGAGTAACCAGGCGGTTGCGGCAGCGGCACTATTCTACGCGGTTCCGCGCGGTCGTAGGCACAAGAAATATTAACCACGCGCCGGTAGCACCGGTTAACCACGGCACCCTCGTCGTGGCTAACACGGGAAAAACATGGAACTCGCCACACAAGAAGCCACACCGGACGGGGATGAGGTACGCATCGAGGAGTTGCGCGGAGAACAATACCTCGTCGCACCCATAGTCCTCGTCCGTGAGAAAGTGCTTAACGGCGGCTACCTTTCGCCGGATGAGATGCAAGAAAGCGAATACGGGTGGAACGGGCGTCCCGTGACCGCACCACCCAACCAGAACGCAAGTGGGCACCCCACCGACGAGGAGGGCAATTTCGAGAGCGCCAACACGCCCGAAAACCTCGACGAGATGAAGGTGGGGCACCTCGCCGCGGTTGAGTATAGCGACGACCTCGAAACCGAGAACGACGAGGCAAGCAAGCACGGGCTACGTGGCGAGGTGTGGATACATCTCAAGAGCGCGAAGTATGTTGGTGAAGCCGCGGTGGATGCGGCGCAAGCGATAGCCAACAGCGAGGCGCTTGAGGTGTCCACCGGCTACTTCCACCGACCCGTCCAAGAGGAGGGCACGTTCAACGGTGAGGAGTACGACCAACGCCAAACCGACCTTATGCCCGACCACCTCGCACTCTTACCGAACGAGAAGGGCGCGTGTTCGTGGTCGGACGGGTGCGGCGCGCCGCGGGTTAACGCGGCACTCGGCATCGACACCGAAGGCGAGGAAACCGCCACCGCTACCGCCAACGCCGACGAGGAGGATGGTGAGCCGGAAGGCGACGGTGAGGAGGACGAAACCGACGCCACCGGCAACCAGATGGTCGGCGACATAGTACGGTGGGGCGAAGGCGGCGACGTACGCCCGCGGTACGGTGAGGTGCTTGACGTACGCCAAGAGGGAGAGCCGTACGATGAGGAAGCCGACGGTGCGGTGAGCGTACAACCGCCGGCAGCACTTATCGAGGTATGGCGTCCCATAGGCGGCGACTGGCGACCCACCGGTACACGCGTGGCGCGTAGCCTCGAAACGATAACCGAGGTTGACGAGTTCCCCGACCCCGCTACGTATAACAGCGGCGCACCATCCTACACGGCTACGGGTGAGATGGTGCGGTGGAACGCGGCAGCGGCTACACCTACACGTTACGGGCTAACCGTGGACGTTGAGGGTAACGAAGCCGAGGAGGTTGAGCGCGTTGAGGTACTACGCGCCACCAACGACGGTTTCGAAACCACCGGCGTCCTGGTTGAACGTGAGCGTGAGGAGTTAACCACGGTTGAGAGTCTACCGCCGGCGGAGGTTATGCGGGTGCCGGCGGCTAACCTACTTGATGAGGCGCGCACGCCAACGTATGAGGAGACGGAAACCTCATCGTGGGCGGAGGTAGCCAAAACACTCGACAACTTCCTCTCCGCGGTTGAGGGCGTTACGCCCGACGACGTTGACGAGGTGGGCGACCTCACGGATGAGCAACGGCAGACGCTCTCCGCGCATACGCTACTCGGCGACCCCGATGCCGATACGTTCCAAGAGGTCACTTATTTCCCCGTCGTGAACCCAAGCACCGGCGACCTCAACGAAGGCGCGCTTGAGGCGGTGCTTAGTGGGCGCGGCGCACAAGCGGATATAAGCGAGGAACAACTTGAGAGCGCGCGCCGCGTAGCGCGCAACCTCCTCAACCAAGAGTTCGACCGTGATATTGAGAGCGAAGTGGAACTCGACCACTACACGCCGGTGGCGATGTATGAGTTGGGCGACGAGGGTGAGAACAACGAACAAGACCGCGCCGGGTTGACAGGTCACGCCCGCGCCGCGTTCAACCGCATACTTGGAATAGACAGCGGCAACGCGGAAGCGGAGTGCGGGTGTGGCGTGTGCCGGTGCGGCTTACATAACTTGAACGGATATATGAGTCACGACATCGACGCGCTTGCGGAAGCGAGCGGCATCAACCGCGAAACCATCGAGGGCATGAGTGACGAGGAGATTGCGTCACTCGCCGAGAGCCTCGACCTCAACGATGAGGGTGAGGAGATGGATGAGAGCGGCGAAGCCGACGAGTCCGAGAGCGCAAACGGCAGCGACGAGGACGTTATGGACGAGATAGATGAGGGCATAGACGAGGAACAGGAAAGCGAAAACAACAACGACGAGGTGCGCGTCCCCGACGAGGTTGAGGAGGAAATCAACGCGCTACGTGAGCAAGTTGAGGCGCTTACGGAGAGCCAAGAGCAAGAGCGCCGCGCGGAACTCCTCGACCGGCTTGAGGTGCATTCCGTACACGACCGCGAAACCCTCGAAAACCTCGACACCGAGGCACTCGAAACGCTCGCCGAGGACGTTGAGGTTGAGGGTGAGGCGTACAACGGCAGCAGCGCCACCGGTGTGAACTACGCCGGACAAGGCGGTGGGCGTGCGCCGGAAAGCGCGGGCGAACAGGATGTTGACGAGGTGGACGCCGACGAGGCGCGCGACATGGGCGCAAACATCGGCGCAATAGCCGGCGCGGAGGGTGGTGACTAACGATGGCGGACGATGCCATAGTCCTCAACGGCAACGAAGTTACGTTTGTCGAGGAGGAGGGGCAACCCACCACCGACACCGAGGATATATACCCCGGCAACCTCGTCGTCTTTGACGCCAACGGCGACGTAACCAAGAACGGCGGTGAGGCGGCTACCGGGCACGGGCAAGTTCTCGACCTCCCGTTCGACCCCGACGTGGACAAGGGCGACAACCTTAACGGTGAGTACGCCGGCAACCGCGCTTCGGTAAAGAGCATCCCCATAGGCGGAGAGGTTGACCTACGCCTCGCCGCGGGTGGCGACCTCACCACCGCCGCCAACGCCAACGTAACCCAGGGCGACCTTCTGGTTGAGTCGGCTAACGGCGGGCTTGCAGCGTTCGCATCGGCGGAAACCAGCGGCACGCCGGAAGGTGCCGTATATGAGGCGCTTGAGTCCGTAGACAACTCGGGTGCCGCCGCCGGCGTAGGTAATCAGGTCTACATAGAAGTACGGAGGATAGCATGAGCGCAGAACCACAAGAGGGCACCATCCCTCGCGGAGAGCAAGCAAGTACCGACACGATAGATTCGATGATGAACGCCGCAAGCGGTGGCGGGTTCACACAACTCGCAACCCAAAGCGAACTTGCGGCACTCGTCGCAAACGGCGCGTCGGATGAGCAAGTCAAGCGTGCCGCCCAGGCGGTGAAGGAGGTACGCGCCAACTCGCAACTACGCGAGGATGAGTGGCGTAGTCTCGACGACCGCCTCATCGACATCGCGCAAAAGCGTCTCGTCGTGGTGGACTACCTACGTGACGAGGGGCTTACCATTAACGAAGACCTCGCCACCATAATCCACGAGCATGAGGACACGAACGAGTTTGGTGACGCCGAAGTGGATATGGCGGCGCAAACGGGCGGGGCGGAGGACGTAAACCAATTCGGCATCCAGGGAACGCCTCTCCCCATAGTCCACAAGAGTTTCCAAATCAACCGCCGTTTCCTCCTCGCAAGCCGCCGGCGTGGGCAAGACCTACGCGCAAGCGGACAAGCGAAGGCGGCGCGTGCGGTTGCGGAGGGTGTGGACTCTCTCGTATGGGACGGGTGGAACGGTGCCGTGCGCGGCTACTCCGCGGACGGGCTTACCACCCACCCCGACCGCAACACGGTGGGCATCGCCGACCCCCTCGACACGAACACCAGCGTCCAAGACCTACGCAACGACATACTTGCGGGCGTTGAGGCAATCGAGGACGATGAGTACGGCGACATCGAACTCGCCGGCTTCTTCGGGCGTGGGTATTGGCAGCGCCTACGCGCCGAGGACACCGGTACCAGCGAGGAACGTGGACTCCTCGAACGGCTACAAGAGGAGTTCGCCGACACCATCGACATGAACATGGCACCTACGCTACCGGACGACGTAGCGGTGCTATTCGAGCCTTCGCCGGACGTGGTGGAACTCGCTATCGCCGCCGACCTCCAGAACGTTGAGTGGGACAGCGGCGACGGCATGACTACCAAGATGAAGGTGATGGCGTCCATCACGCCGGTAGTCAAGAGCGACCAGAGTGGACAATCCGGTGTCGCCCACCTCGGACCCGGACTCTAAGTAGCCGCCGTCTTGCGATGAGTTAGTCGGTTCCAAATCTCACCTCCGCGAAACCCGCTTCTTTGACACCTCACTCGACGAGTAGCCGCGGCGCTACGGTGCGCGGGCACGCGCGGTTTCACGCGGTTCCGCCGTGGTCACACGCACTTCCTAACACTCGAATAAGCAAGAAGGCAAGAAGGCGTAGGTATGGGTGGGGCATAAGGTATAAGTAGTACCGGTACGGACGATTAAGTAGAAGGTGAGGTGAACCCGATGACAGAAAAAATAGACGTTGAAACGGTAACGGAACTCGAACGCGTTGCGGCGAACCCCACGGTCGTGCGCGCAACGGTTGCCCTCCTCACCGGTGGGGCGTAAACAAGAGGTGAACCCAAATGAGCGAAAGAGAATCACGACACGACATAAGCGAGCGCGTAGTTGACCAGGTAATACCGGAAGCGGAGAAACTCAACGCGGTGCGTAGCGCGCGGTGCAAAGTCGGCGGTGAGCAATTCCACGGAGAGATAGGGCACTACTTCCGCCAACACCGCATAACGCTACGCGGCGACACGGATAGCGAACAGTTCCTCAAGGCGGTGAGTTACCTATGCGATAAGCACGGGCTTGAGGTGGACGAGGAGAAGGGGCACACGTTCGCGGGTGAGGATTACAGGTGATACAGCAGAATGCCCCCGCCTTTAGGCGGGGGATGAATGCGTCAACCCCTTAGCCTACCGCGCCACGTAAACCCACTTGGATATTCGTTGCCTTTATATACTCTACAACCAATATACAACTGTAATGGTCACGACGACGGTGACGGTAAAGTTCCACCAACCCACCCGTGAACGTAGACGCGAATGGCAGAAAGCCATGCGTCTCTACCGCGATACCAAGCAGTACGTCATAGACGGGTGGGAAAACGGAGACTTCGATATGTCCGTCACCACGTCGGAGATAGACAACGAACTCTACGCCGCCATACAGAACCAAGCCATACGCGAGGCTAAGAGCGACTACAAACGGGACGGGATAGTAGAGTACCACCAGAGCCAACCTTTCGCCGTCAACAACCAGAACTGGGAAGTTGACACTACCGACAACGGCAACGTCGTCATCGGCTTCCCCTGTATAACCGGATGGTGGTACACTCCCGTAGAAGTCTACGACGAAGTGGACGAAGCCGTACAAAAACTCATAGACGGTGAAGCCGATAAGTCACGGCTACAAGTCTACCGCCGTGGTTCTGAATGGTATGCCACCTTTAACGTCGAACACGAGCAAGACGTGGGTGGCGAAACACCTGTCGGTGTAGATGTAGGACACAACCACGTTCTCGCCGTCCGTGTACCCGACGAGGACGAATCCATGCTCGTATCCGGTAAGGAAGCGAAGTACGTCCGGCGTAAGTATCGTTCCCTACGCGATTCGCTACAGGAAGCGGGTGCGCTTCGCGCACGTAACCGCGTGGGTAACAAAGAACAGCGCCGGATTAAGGACATGAATCATAAACTCTCCCGTCAACTCGTAGAGTTTGCTTCCAAGTTTGAGAACGCCGTGATACGTATGGAGGACTTAGAAGGCATACGAGACGGTAACGGTTGGGATGGAGTCCACTCGTGGCATTTCCACCAGCTACAGGAGTTCGTCACGTACAAAGCAGAGAAAGAAGGTATCGAGGTTGAGAAGGTAGACCCGCACAACACGAGTCAGACGTGTTCAGAGTGTGGCGAAGATGAAGACACGGTACGTGACGGCGACCACTTCGTGTGTCATGAGTGTGGGTACGAACGCCACGCCGACTTGAACGCGGCGAACAACATAGCGAGACGGGAGGGAGAAGCTTGTTAAGCAAATCGGAGATTTGCGTACCGTCGGAAATCTTCCGATTTCCGAGACTCGGCGTAACAGTCCGGCTGACGAACCGAGTGCCACGCGGGATTAGACAACCCGCCGTCGTTTTGACGCCTACCGTGAGTAGGGTGGAAGGCGGCTTTGACACCGCTACGTGTGCTGTAAAGGAGTGTCGGAGTTATAACGACACCCGACCTATGAAGGAGTCACGCGAAAGCGTACCCGAACTCCGAGGAAAGGCACAACCTTAATATCCCCTTCGGGGATTCCCGCGTCTTTAGGCGCGGGAGGATGTCAAGTGGTGCTACGCGTGGTCTACGAGGAACACGGTTGGGAACCTATGTACGCCACGGCTTGAGCGGGTGCGTGCCCGCGCGGCAGCGGCACTATTCTACGCGGTTCGGCGCGGTGCTATTCACCAAACTCGCATACGGCAGCATGACACCGAGGCATAAGGTATAAGTAATACCGGCGCGGAGGACTAAATAGAAGGTGAGGTGAACCAAATGAGCGCACTACCCAACGAAGGCGACCGCACAGAACCCGCGTCCATAGAAACCAGCGAACTCAACGCCGGCGATACGCTACAAGGCGAAACCGGCGACTACCGCGGAAACGGCAAATGGAACTTCCACAACTACTCGCTACCGGCTAACTTTATGGTAGTTGAGGAAGGTGAGGACAGCGTGACCCTCATACACCGCGGCGACCGTTTAGCGTACAACGTGAGCGAAAACTTACGTCCCGACCTCGACACGTTCACCCTCAACCGCGACGGCACGATAGAGGGATACGAGGGCGGCGTGGACGCAACGCTTGCGTGGAAGGAGGTTGAGGTGGTTGAGGGACTAAGCGGGCGGCACTACGTAGCCGAAGCACTTGCGCACCGTGAGGAGTAAGCGGGCGAAACGCCTAACAACCCCGCGCACTATTTTACGCGTATGAGCGATAACGGCAAGTATCGCGTAGTATCGAAGCATCGCCGCGGGCGCGGAGAGATATACGAGGAAGGCGACCTCATAGAACCAAGCGACCGCGAACTCGAACTTTTCGGCGACAAGTTCGCACCGGTTGAGGGTGCCGGGCAAGAGCCGCAACCAGAACCGGACGAGGACGAGAGCGACGAGGGCGGCGACGAGGATGAGGAGACGCAAGCCGACGAGGAGGTTGAGGACGAGGGTGACGAGGAGGACACCGGTGAGGGTGAGGCGCTAACCGAGGAACGAATCGAGGAAGCCGGCTACGACGAACTTCGCAGCATCGCAAGCGGTTACGATGATGTGAGCGGCAACCAGTCGGAAGACCGCCTCCGCGTGGAACTCCTCGACAAGATAGAGGAGTAACCGCACCGAACCGCGTGGTGCCGTACGCGGTAACACACCACCAATAACATGAGCAAGATAGTCCCAGAAATCACCGCGACCGAACTCCGCGAACTCGCGTTCAGCGTAGGCGACACGCCACTCTCCGACGCCGCGCTTGAAATGCACATACGCGCCGCGCGTAACCTGGTGGACGACCGCCTCACCGACTACGCGAGCGAGTTTAGCGACCAGGAACTCAAAGACATCGGTGTGTTGGTAGCGGCGCACTTCGCCACGGTTGAAGACCCCACGGTTGAGAAGGAGTCCACGGCTAACTCGTCGTATAGTTACGAGGGCAACGTCGGCGAAGGGCTTGAGGAAACGCGTTATGGGCGGCGGGCAATCTCACAAGACCACACGGGCGCACTTGCGGAAAACCCCGGAGAACAAAGCACGTGGACAAGCGTAGGCGTGGACGGAGATTTAGGACCGGAGGCGTAACCCATGCCGGTGCCGACTCTTGGGATGCAAGTTCAAGGTGCCACGGCAGCGGTGCGCACCGTTAGGAACGTACGCGACCAATACGGGCGTGAAGTGGCGTACGTGGTCGGCGTAGGCGCACGGTATGGCGCGTATGTCGAGTTCGGCACCAGCAAGATGAAACCACAACCGTATCTGATGCCGGCTACGCGGTACGTGCTACGCTCGGAGTTGCCAAGCATCGCCAACGAAGCAAATAGCATCGAGGATATTGTGCGTATGACCGCGCTTGAGATTGAGGCGCAAGCGAAAGAGCGCGCACCGGTGGATACGGGCAAACTCAAAAATAGCATCGAGGCGGCACCACTAAGATGAGCCGGCAAGCACAGAACGCACGGCGCGCACTCTTACGGCACGGTGAGGAGGTCGTCGTCGCAAACCGGTATTACTCCGGCGGGCGTGGACGGTATGACTCACGTCCAACCAAGCCACAACCATACCGGGTTAACGCGGCGGTGGATGCCGCACCGGATAGCATACGCGACGTAGGTGGCACGGAACAAGAGTACGCCGCCACGTTCTACATCTCAACCGAGGAACGTGCCGCCGAGAACATCGAGGGGCGAGGTGGCGCACGCGAACCGTCTTACCTGGTGCGCCGCGGCGGGCGTACGTACACCATCACCTCAACCGAACAACTCGGCGACGGCATCCTCATCCTACAAACCGTCCTTCACGGCAGCACGCCGCCGGATGGCGTACCGACGCCGGAGGAGTTGACGGACGACCGCGTGCTACCGCGTACCGCCACGGTTGAGGTTACTACACCCACGCCGGAGGTGCGCCAACCGTGAGCCAAGACAGCGATGTAAAACTCATCGTCCGCGACCTCTTACGTGCCGAGTGGGATGCAACGCGCGCCACGGTAGACCCTAACATACGCACCGGGTGGCACAACAACAACCACGAAGTGCAAGTAACCGTCTCGAACGACGAGGAGAGCGCACGTTCGGAGACGGGGCGTAGCAACCTTTCGGGTGGCAGCGCGCGGCGCGGCACGATTCAGGTGAACACGTGGGCGGATAAGCGCGCGGTGGACGCCGGCACAGATGGCGCGGCGAAAAAGGCGGCGTACGCGGCACGCGACGAGGTGGATGAAATCTTGAGGAACCACGGTGCCGATATATACGCCTACAACTTCGATACGGCAACCACCGCGGAAACCTATCGCTACCTTAGTTTCATGGGTGCCACGTATATGCCGGAGGAACCAGACGAGGAACAAGAGCCGGTTCGCCACCGTTACCTCGTCACGGTAGGTTATGAGTACCTACGTGAGTAACCCGTCGGGTATATCCTCACGTTCCTCGACGCGCACCTCATTCCCCTCCTCGTCGTATCCGTAGGCGTACGCGTCCACCTCACTCACCTCCGTGGAAGGCGGGCGCAAGTGCCGCCAACTTACCTTCCTTCTCCTCGTCCACCTCTTGCACCTCGTCCTCCTCACCGTGGCACGTGGGCGCAAGTTCCTCAAGCATCGTAATCACACTCGCGTCCGAACCCTACGGCGGGCGGGTTGAGGCGTCGGAGTTGCTTTTCGCTTGGTTCGTCGCGCACCTCACCGTCGCCGCCGCACTCGTTACAACGGTCGTAACGGGGCTTCATCATGCCGCCAACCTTTTTCTCTCCAACCATTACTTCGCCGGTGCCCGCGCACTTGTCGCATTCCGTCATTTTCACCGACCTCCTTCAACGCGGTCACACGTATATGCTATCCAGTCCGTGCTTTCCCAGGTTTCTTTTCCGTCCTCCCATTCAACGCGCGCTTCGTTTTGCGCGTCGTTTACCTCGACTACTTCAAACCTTTTTGTACCGCTTGGGTCTATGTCGTACGTGTCGCCTTCCGTGGGTTGTGTTTCGCTCATTTGGGGTTCACCTCTTTGCTCGCATCCATAGATAAAGGGCGGTACTACTTATACCTTATGGAAGGCAAAACGCAAGAAGGCATAGGGGCGGCGTTATAGGAACCCAGGAACAACCCGTCTACCACGGCGGAAGCCGCGCACCACCGCGCGCCGCCGCGCCGTGCCCAACGCTTATCACACACGCGCACTTTGAGCCACATAGACGCACTCGCGTGGCGGCGTGAGTATAACCGAATACCGCCAAACCCTCGGTGAACGCAAGACCGAGCCGTAAGCCCTCTTGCTATTAGCCGAGTGTAAACGCAAATATGTATATCGAGACAGACCGCGACAACATAAGCCGGCTACGCATACGCGAGGACGGCACGACGTACACCGCCGACTTCAACGACGACGGCGTGGCGCGCGTGACCAAAGAAGCCGGTAACGTATTCGCGGAACGGTACACGTCAGTCGAGATACGTGAGGAGGAAAACTAAATGCCCGAAGAATCACCAATAAGGGAACAGCGCCTACACTTCGCACGTGAGAGCGAACGCGGCGTTTTCCCCACCGACCCGGAGTTCTTGAAGTATAGTGACAACATACCGTCGTTCACGTGGAGTCCCACCGTGGGCGTTGAGGTACGCCGCGGCATCGGTAGCCCCGACATAAGCGCGTTTCACAAAGGTGTCGAGGAACACGAAGTGACGGTTGAGTACGACCTACAACGTTTTGTCGTAGACTCTCAAGGCGACCCCAACGACGCCGCCGGCGACGGTGTGATACGCAACGCCAACAACGCACTACCGAACGCGCACACCATCGTAAAGCGTGAGGACATATTCAACATCAACGCCGGCGACACCATCGACGCGCGTGAGGGTGGCAGCGGCAGCACGCGGGACACGCGGCTTTACGTGGTCGTAGTAGGTGCCCGCATCGGCACGGTGGAACTCGCCGGCGACCCAGGTAGCGACCAACCGGTAGTCGTCTCACTCACGTACACCGCGGAAAAGGGACGTGAGTACCAAATCGACCAACCACAATCCGACGCGGAAACGCTTGAGGTTGTGAGTACCTCGGATAACGACACGGGTGAGGTAACGGTCGAGAGCGACGACGGCACCAGCGGAACCATCACCCTCAACGGCACCACGCCGGTGAGCGTCCCCACCGACCGCGGCACAATCGACGCGGTTGAGGTTGAGTTCGAGAACGAAGGAGATGTTGAGGTGAACGAAGTGTCGAGTGGTGAAACGCTTGCGGTAATACGCGGCACCAACGCGTACGACCACGACACCAGCGACGAGGGCATACCGACGCTCGGCAGCGGTAGCCGTGAGGATGTTATCGGTAGCAACTACGAAACTATAATCGGCGACCAGGTTGAGCGCCCGGCGGGCGAAACTCTCGCCGCGGAGATAAATAGCGTCACCATGACCATCGAGAACAACCTCGGCACGCGTGAGCGCGTAACCACTCCGCGCATGGGCATCAACGCCGGCGACCGCGACGTGAGTATCGACGCCACTATCGTGGGCGCAAGCGAGAGCGTCCAAAAGGCGGACGAGGCGTTCCGCAACCAGGGCAACGACGTGGTGTGGGTGCTTGACGGTGGGGAACTCCGCGCTAAGGATGCGCGCCTCACCTCTTTCGGCGGCGTGGATGAAAGTAGCGGTGACGCGGTGATGAGTACGGACAACACGTTCACCGGCAAAACCGTGGAGGCGAGCGTCTAATGGTTGACGTAAACAACGACGAAAACGTACGCATCGCAAGCCGTGAGGATTTCGAGCATAAGCGCGACGGCGACGGTGAACTTGAGCCGGTGGTGGAACCCATACCTGGCAAAACCGAACCGTGCCGCAATTGCGACGGCAGCGGCATAATCATCGAGGACGTTGAGCCGGATGAGGGTGAGGAGGTTGCGCCGGAACCGGATGAACGGGCGTGCCCGGAGTGTGGTGGCGTAGGTGAGGAACAGGTCTACGTAAAGGTGCAACCACTCACCCAGGGCAACGCGAACGAGTATCTACCGCAAAGCGGCGCGCCGCAAGACATACCGGATGAGAAGATGGTCGAGATAATCCGCAACTTCGTGGTTGAGCCGGATTTCAGCGACCTCACAAGCCTCGACGACCTCAAGGCGTACGGCGTTGACCCGCTTATCATGGCGGTGGTTAACGCGTCCGGCTTCGACATGACCACCGGTATGATGCAAGACCAGGCGGATACGCTTGAACTTGTGGAGGAAATCGAGGGAAATTCGAGCGGTGGCAACTAAGCGCGCGGGTTGAGTGGCTACTCCACGAAGCGGGTTACGACTACGAGAGTATGCAGCGCCTCACCGTCCGAGAGATAAGGCGGTTGATGGAGGGGCAACGCGTTCACAACGAAATCAAGCGTATGCGCCAACAACACGAACAAGAGAAACGCCGCGGCGGCGCGCGGTTCGATGCGGCTACGCCACGGTCGAGTGACCGCGAGAAACTTGAGGAGTACGCGGAGGCGATGGACGAGGAGGGCAAAACCGGCGCTAAGAAACTCGCCAAAAAGAGCAAACGGCAAGCACGGAGGAACTAACGTATGGCATTCACACCCGGCATGGAACAAAGCGTGCGCGTGAACGTCGAGAGCGGCGGCGCGGAACAGTTTATGGGGCGGATGGACGGCGTAGCGGATAGCCTCTTGAGCATCAAGGGCGCGGTGGGCGTAGCCGGTGCCGCCCTCGCCGGACTCGCCGCGGGCGCACTCGCCGAATCCATCTCACAAGCACGCAAGTTCGAGGACGCGATGGTTGAGGTGCGCCGGGTGACAGCGGAAGGCGTCGGCGACAAACTCACCGACGACATCAAGCAAATGGCGGCTAACATACCGATAGCGCGTGAGGAACTCGCAAGCGTGACCGCCGACGCGGCACGGTTTGGTGTCGAGGGTGAGAAGAACATCCAACGGTTCGCCACGGTAACGGCTAAGATGGCAACCGCCACCGACCTCAACACTAACCGCGCCGGTGAGGCACTCGCCAAACTCGCCACCATAACCCAAACCCCGATGGACGAGGTTGAGAAACTCGGTAGTTCCATCAATAGCCTCGGCAACACGATGGCAACCTCACAAAGTGAGATTGTCGAAGGTAGCCTCCGGGCAAGCGCGCAACTAAGCAACCTCGGGGCAAGCCAAACCGAGATATTCGGGCTACAAGCCGCACTTAACGAAGTGTCGCCAAGCGCACGCCGCGCCGGTACAAGGTTGCGCCGCGTAGCCCAGGGCATAAGCAACCCCAAGAACGCGCAAGAGTACGCCAACGCCCTCGGCATGAGCGTCGAGGAGTTCAACCGGATGAAAGACCAGAACCCCATCGGCATAATTCGAGAGATGGCGGTGGCACTCGGCAACGGTGGTGAGCGTGCCGACAAGATGGCTAAGGTGATGAACAAGCGCACCCTCGCCGCGATGAACGCGCTAAGTACCAACATCGACGGACTCGACGCCGCACTCAAACGCAGCAACGAGGAGTTCGAGAAGGGCGAGAGCCTACAAGACGAGTTCGAGACTAAGATGAATACGTTTAGCGCGCAACTCACCATCCTCAAAAACCGGTTCGCCAACCTGGGGCAAGAAATAGGTAAGATGTTCCTCGACCCTATGACCAAGGCACTCAAGAGCGTCAACGACTTCATCAAGGGTGGCGGGCAACTCACCGGCATGATAGACGAAAAGGTGGCAGCGTTCGGACTCCTCGGCACGATAGTGGGTGGCACCGCCGCCGCGATAGTCACGTTCACCAGCGTAGCACTCTCGCCACTCTTGGGTGTAATAGCCGCGGTCGGTGCGGCAATATGGGCACTCAAAAACAACTTCGCCGGCGTGCGTGACGCGGTGATGGAGTTAGCCGGCATCGTACGCACCAATTTCAGCATCGTAAAGGATATATTCCTCTCCGTGGTGAGCGACATTCAATCCACGTGGAACCAATACGGCGGCGCGATACTCGCCAACTTCGAGAGCATCTTCGGCGACATCAAGCAAGCCGTTATGGGTGCGGTGCGGTTCATACAGAACAACGTATGGAAGCCGGCACTCAAATTCCTAAACTCCTTCTGGGATAAGGAGGGCGGCAGCCTACTCGACTCGGTAGCCACCATATTCCTCGCCATCCAACGCGTAGCCAAACGCATCATAAACGGGTTTGAAGCGGTGTGGGCAGCGTTCGGTGACGAGATAGTTACCATCGTGAAGTTCGCGTTTGACGCCGTCGGCGGCATAATAAAGACGGCGGTACGCACCATCACCACCATCATTAACGTGTTCGCCAAACTCCTCAAAGGCGACTGGAAGGGCGCGTTTGATGAGATAGTGGACTTCGCAAGCACCTCACTAAGCGGCTTGTTCGGTTTCATCAAAAAGTGGGGCGGGAGAGTCCTCAAGTGGCTCGGTGGGCTACTCGGTGACTTTGCATCGTGGGCGGGCGACGTAGCCGGTGCGATAGTGGACGGCATCGTACAAGGTGCAAAGGACGCGGTGAAACTCGGTAAACAGATATTCAACGCGTACATCGAGTTTATGAAAAGTCTACCTGGTGAGATTATGGACGCGTTCAGCGACTTTGCGGTGAGCATAGGCGGGCGCATCAAGCAAGCGATAAATAACGCGCTTGGGCTACCGCGCGAAATAACCATCGGTGACGTGAGCGTGCAAGGTAATGAGGTGTTCAGCGGCAAGACGTTCACCATACCGGCACTCGCCGAGGGCGGCATCGTAAACGAACCTACGATGGCGATGGTCGGTGAGGCGGGGAGTGAGGCGGTTATCCCCCTCGATAAACTTGAGCAAGTTATGGGTGGCACCGGCGGCGGCAGCGGGCAATCGGTAGCGCAAGCACTCGCCGACACCACGTTCACCATAACCGACGCGTCGTTCACCCTCGACGGTGAGGTGGTTACGGTGGACAAGATGGAAGCACGTTTCGAGCAAGAGGGCACCAGGACGGAGTTAGCCGAGCGCCGTAAAAATACACGGAGGCGGTAACTCATGGCGTCCGGCGCACCGTGGCGGTGGAACGGCGACCAAGGCGGCGGCTACGTTATCGACGGCGTAGGCGACTCGTTCCTCTCGTACGTACGTGGTGAAACCACCGGCGGCACTCTTGTGTTTGACGTTGAGAGCCAACACACGAACGCCACGGCACGCGAGCGGTACCAAAGCATACGCGCCACGTGTGAGGTGGCGGGCGAGTACGTGAGCGGAGAGACGGAGACTAATCAACCGTGGTACCGGCTACGCGTGCGCCGCGACACGAACGCCTCACCACTCGTCAAACTTGAGCCGGAGGATAACCTCAACGGCGGGATGCCCGGCGTGTGGGGTTTAGTGGAGAGTTACGACGATAGTACGGTGGTAGCCGGCAGCGACTACGCGCTTGATGTTAGCCTCCTCGTCCTCGCACGCACCGACCAGGTACCTACGCGCCAAGAGGTACGCGACAAGTTTAGCGGTAGCCTCATACCATAACGATGCAACGGCTACAACTCATCAACCAGGCGGACACCAGCGACGAGGTAAACATCCTCGGCGACCGCATCCTCGACTACTCACCCGACCGTGAGCATACGGCGGTCGGCACGTTTGCGGTTGCGGTGGCACCAGCGGACGGACGCATCAAACAACGCCTCGGTGATAAGGCGCGGATATATGAGTTGCGTGACGACGGCACGTGGGAACTCCTCTTTAACGGCGAACTCCTCGCCGCCGACGTGAACGACACCGAGGCGACCGCTACACTCAAAGGTGAGGGCATCGGGCGGCACCTCAAGCGGTCGAGTAATAGCGTGGTGTATGAGGATGTGAAGTATTGGGAGGCAATAGACGACTACGTGAACGAGTTTTTACCGGATTGGGATTGGACGGTGTACCCACCCGACCCCGTCCCGTTACGTAGCGGCACCGTGTTAACCAGCATACCGAACGAGACGAGTTTCGATAGTTTCTTCGGCAGCGACATACCGGAACCGTGGTCAACCAACATAAGCGGCGGCGAGGGACTTAAACTCCTTCAATCCGCGTTACTCTTTAGCACCGACGCGCGTGAGGTGGAAGCCTCCGGCGGCGTATTCACTCGTAGTAGTACGGCTACCGCCGCCGGCGCAAGCGACAACCTCGATTATGAGTTCGGAGGTCAAGGCACGGATATACCGGCGGTATTAAAATTCGAGGACGGGCTTGGATACGACCTCGACCCCGACGCGTACGACGGGCTTGATAAAGCACCACTCGATTTCCACATACGCCACCGGTTCGAGCGTGAGGACTTCCAAGGTAAAATCGAGTACCGCGTGGACGGGCGTGTGGTGGGTACGTTCGACACCAGCGAAGGAGACGACCCAAGCAACTATTCAACATACACGTGGTATAACGCGACGGAGACGCGGCTTGATTTCCTCGCCTTCGGACCGCATACGTTCGAGGTGGCGATGGTCGAGAACAACACCACCGACGCCGACGGCAACCCCGACGACGATTCTAATGTGTATAACGTGGATGCGGTGGCACCACTCGACAACCGGTACGGACCATATACCTTCTCCTCGACTCTTGAGGGCGGCAGCCTCAAAGGACCGGAACTCTATCCGGCGGAGTACCCATTCCAAATCGAGGACACGGGCTTAGGTAGCAACCTCACGGAAGTAACAATAGACAGCACACTCGAAAACTCGGAGTTCGGCGTGAACGGCAAGTACCGCGTGCGCACCAGCGAAACCGCCTCATACACGGATTTCACGCAAGAGACGTTCACCACCGACCTCTCCAACCAAGCCGGCAACCGCCTCGACGTGAAGTTGGTTTTGAGCCGGTACACCACCGACACCAGCACCTCACCAACACAAGGCGACACCGGCACCAAACTCACGTTCTACGAGAGCAAGATAAGCACGAACGACGTGCCGGTGATAAGCGGGCGCAAAGAGTTCAGCGGCACCAACCTCGACATACTCACGCAACTACATGAGGAGGGGCGTATGCGGTTTTCCATACTACATGACTCACCAGGCAAACCGTACCGCGCCGAGAGTTTCAAAAAGGGCGACATCGTGAAGGATGTCGAGTGGAGGGTTTTGAGCAAGCAAACGGGTGAGGACATATTCGATTATTGGAACTCGGTTGAGGTGTTCGGACGGCGGCGCAAAGGCGGGCGGCTTAGTGTGACGGAGAAGGCACCGGCGGAGATAAATAACAGCGGCTACGGTGAGCGCAAAAACAGCAACATATACCCGCGCATAATAGACGACGAGAGCCAACTCCGCACCGAGGCGGTGCGGTTCCTCCTCAAAGGCGTGGATGGTGACGTGACCAAAGCCGACCTCACGATAGCCGCAAAGAATATACCACCCGGATACTCATATAAGATTCAAATGGGTGGCGGGTGAACCGCACCGTACCGCGTGACACCGCGCACACCAGCATGAGGTAAACAAAGTATGCCTGTTCCCAACGCAACAAAACTCGCACTCTTGAACGGTAGCATAGACCTGGCAAACGACACAATACGCGTCCTACTCCTCAACGATAGCCAAGCGTATTCGTTCGACCCCGACCGGGATGCGACGGTGCAAGACGTACTCAACAATAGCACCGAGTTCGGCGACACGAACTACACGCGGCAAACGTTGAGCAACCAAAGCACGTCGCAAGACGACACCGACGACGAGGGCGTTTTCGACGCCGACGACGTGACGTGGGCGAACCTCGGCGGTAGTGAGACTATACAAGCCGCGGTCATATACCGGCAAATCGGTGGCGACGACACAACGCCGGGCGACGACGAGGTTATAGCCGTGTTCGATGATACGGATATAGCCGAGTTACCTCTCGCCACCAACGGCAGCGATGTGGACCTCGTGTTCGACACCGAGGGCATCGTTAACCTCACGTAAGCGCCTACACCGCGCCGCGCGGTTTCACGCGGTACAACATTTCATAAATGGTAGACGTAGACATAACCTTTGGCGCGGTAGACCTCACGAGTTCTACGTCTACCGAGATAACTGTTTACGAGGACACTACCGGCGACGGTAACGCGGATAATCAAGCGACACAGACGTTAAGCGCGGGTACGACTTCCTACACTCTTTCCGGGTTTGGCGGCAGCGGTGATTTATGGTTCGACCTAAAGATAGATGAGGGTAGTGACCTCACGGCGGGTGATATAGTAACCGCACCGGTAGATATAAACTATGCCTCAACGGGAACCTCGCTAAACGCGCCGGTAGCCGAGGTCAACGTAGATGACGTTCTGCCTACGTTTGACCCAGGTACCAACTCACTCACGGCACCAACCGCAACGGTAGCAACCTCCTCACCTTCGCCGGCGGTCGAAATCAAGTCCCTCCTCAACGCACCGCCGGCAACCGTTAACAGCGAAACACCAACGGGCGCGGTCAACGCCACGGGTGTGGCGGCGGCAGCGGCACCCGTAACGTCCATCTCCTCATCTACACCGGCGGCAAACGTTGAGGCACGCGTATCACTCACGGCACCCACGGCGAACGTGGGCACCGACACACCCGCGTTTGAAATACGCGCAACTACTTTCCTACAACCACCGGCGGCAACGGTAAACACCTCGACACCAGGTGGCGAAGTGAGTGGTAGCGGTACGGCGACAGCGGAGGCGACCGCGGCGGTAGTTAGCACCTCGACACCGGTACCAACCGCGGCGGCACGCGGCACGGCACCGTTCAACGCGGTCGCGGCAACCCTCACCAGCGAAATACCAACGGCTTCCGTGGATGCGTTCATCTCACTCACCACGCCGGCAGCGTCCATCTCCTCATCTACGCCGCCGGCTACAACCGAAGCCACGGGCGCGGTACAACTCTCGCACTCGGTGGCGGCGGTTGAGGCGGTTACGCCGGCGGGTGTGGTTGAGCCTACGGTGGTCGAGGCGTACGCACCTACGGCAACGATAGCCACTACCACGCCCACACCACTCGTCGAGCGAACGGAGTTCTTGCGCGCACCCACGGCACTACTCACGACGGAGACGCCGGCGGGTGTGGCTACCGGCAGCGGCACGGCACCGCTAACACACTCCGCGGTATTGGTGGCAACGTCCTCACCAGCGGGCGCGGTTGAGGCAACCGGCGCGGTGGCACTTACTCCAACGGAGGTCAAACTACGCACGGAAACGCCGCCTATCGCGCCGGCGCGGCGGATACGGATACGACCGGCTACCGAGGAGTTAACGGTGGAGGGTGTGGTGCCGACCGCCACCGGCAGCGGGACGATAGAGTTGACATCCTCGACGGAGACGGTCAACGCGGTTACGCCTACGGCGAGCGCGGCAGCACGCGGCACCGCACCACTCAACGCGGTCGCGGAGGAGGTTGCGGTCGAGACACCGGGCGTTGACGTGCGCACTCTCCGCGATATGCGTGCGCCGGTAGCAACGGTAAACACGACTACGCCGACGCTTGAACCACGCGCACTCGGGACGGTTTACTTGAGCGCCGAGGCGGATGAGGTTGAGGTTACTACGCCGGCATTCGCCGCCGCCGGTAATTCGCCCGTATCGTTCGCGGCACCGCCGGCGGTAATACAAAGCGCTTCACCCTTCATCACGGTTGAGTTGGTTGACCGCCTCACCGCCGGACCAGCAACCATCACGTCGTCCGCGGAAACGCCAACGGCTACCGGCAGCGGCACCGCCACGGCAAACGTTGAGCGCGCCGCGGAAGTTGAGGCGGTAGCACCCACACCGTTCCGCCTCTCCCGCATCCTGGTGGCACCACTCGAAACCATTTCATACACACTCGCCGCGGAGGAGGCACGCGCCGACCTCTCATTTGGCAAGCCACCGACAAGCCGGCGGAAGCCGATAGAGAACCAGCGCGATGAGCGTGAGACGAGGGCAAGTATAGGCGACCGCGAGGATAACGTGACGCCGCGCGACCCAAGCGAACCGGCGGATGTTGAGATACAGATAACCGATACGGTGACGCCCATACCGGAAACGGGTGAAAGCGTCGTCACGGCGCGGATACGTAACACCGTGTCGGAACAACGTACGGTCACGGCGGAACTCAACATAGATTCCCAGGATGTATCCAACCCGGTGGATAGCGTTACGCTTGATATGGACGCGCGTAGCGCCACCAGGGTGGAACTCAAATGGCAACCGTTCACCGGCGCGGGCGGCACTACCTTCGACGCCACGGCAGCACTCTCCAACGATAGCGATACTACGCAAATCAAAGTCGAGCCTACGGTGGCGGGCGTTGAGTACCGACCGGAGATACTCAACACCAACGCGCCGATAATAGGTGAGGACGGTTCATGGAATACTCTTGATGTGGAGGTGCGGTACATAAACTTCGGTGCCGATGACGCCGGTACCGGCGAGCAAGTTTATCTTGATACGGGTCAGAAACAAGGCGTTGATACGCAAGACCTAATCCTCGCAAGTGGCGAGAGCGCCACCATCACCCACACGTGGCAACCGGCTTATTACCTCGATGGTGGTGAGTATGATGTTACGGCACGCGGTGAGGCGGAAGCGGATATACCCGACCAGACCGTGCGCGACCGCGTAACGGATACGGTGACGGTTGAGTTGATAGGCGACCCCATAGATATACGTGACCCGGAAGGTAAACTACACGTCAACATCCAAGGCACCAACTCGCCCGTTAACGAGGGTGAGGCGGCAAGCGTCAACGTTGAGGTGACGAACCCAAGCGGCAGCGAGGAGGCAAACGGCACCATCGTACTCGCTAACCAAAGTTACGGCAGCGGCTACGGTCGGGATGTGGGCTACGCGGAGGTTGAGGAGTTACAACCGAACGGCGTTACTACGGTGCCGGTTGTGTGGGCAACGCGTGAGGGCGATAAAGGCGACCATAACCTCACCGTACGCAGCGGGTGCGCGAACGGCGTCAACGACGACGAGAGTATAGATATACCGAACGATGATTGCGCCGATGAGACTACCGTAACCGTCGAGGAGACGGATGGTGCAATAACACCGTGGGCACTCAACGTCACACTCGACGGCGTTGAATCACCGATAGCATACACAGAAAACGCAACCGTAGTCGCAAACATAACTCACGTCGGAAACGTGAGCATGAGCGGCATATCCAAACTCAATATAACCGGACAAGGGCGTAACGACGTGGGCGTAGACGTGAGCGGGCTAAACCTCGGTCCCGCCGAAACCGTACGCAAAACGTTCACGTGGAACGCGAGCGCGGGCTTTGAACCTCCTTCCGGCGGCAGCGAGAATTTCGAGGCGTGTGTCGAGGTGTGGCGCGATGGAACCGCCGACCCACCCGACGACGTAGCGTGCAGTACGATAACCGTCGAAAGTAGTACGTATGCGTTAACTCAATCCGCGACGGCGAGAAACGGTACAGTCGGAAGTGCCGAAGCCACCGTTGAAACCGTACCGGCGGGATATGAGAAAATAAGGTATAGTTGGTCGTTCGACGACGACGGCGCACCCGGACGCGCTAACCAACGCGTATGGGAACTCAAATACGATGGCTCGGCGATAGAAACTAAGATTTGGTCGTCAGACGAGTATGTGAGCGCGGGCGGCACAGAGACAATACCACTACCGGATACGGACGGCGGAACCCTCGAAATCCGCGCAAACGATGGTAAAGCGAGTATCGGTCCACCATAGGAGATAAGAAAATGACACCAACATGGTATGCAACCGACTTCGACCAAGGCACAGACGACGGATTAGTGCATGAGAACACCGCCGACACCGCGTACACGAACGCGAGCGAGGCACGCAAAGGCGACGCTACCGCCTCGCCTCTGTACTCCGCCGACCTCGTAGCGTGGTATCCACTTCAAGAGCCGAGCGGGACTACGCTCGTAGATTTCTCCGGCAACAACTACGACGGCACCTATAACGGCGTGACGCTCGGTGGCGGCGACACCCTTCGAGGGATACTCTCACACTCATGGGACGGTAACGACGACTACGCCGATACGGGACAGAAGTTCGAGTATATGAACAACGGTCAGTTTACCGTATGTTGGTGGATGTACGTACTTTCCTCGTCACGTAGTTTTATCTTCGATACGGGGAACGGTTCGAGTTCCAACAACGGTTTTGCCGCCGACTACTCAAGTAAAGGTAACAACCTCCTCGACCTCGCGCCGCGTAGCACGGGTAATAACCCGCGTCTGCAAATCACGATACCTACGGGCGAGTGGCATCATGTGGCGTGGACGTGGGACGAGGCGGGTAACGCCAACGGCGAGGTGCGCGCATATAAGGACGGTAGCGTAGGAGATAGTTCGTCAGCCCCCAATATAAGCGCGTCTTCTATCGCTCAGACCATGCAACTCGGACACATAGACGGTAGTTTCGACCTTAGTTACCCCGGATACCTCTTTGACTTCCGGCTATACAATCGTACTTTGAGCGCGAGCGAGGTTCAGGAGTTATACGACGTGTGGGCTAACCCGTCAACTCATACCTCGGTGGTGAAAAGCGGATGACGGTTCACTTCGTACGCGTCTACGTCGAGCCACCGAAGGGCAACGCTCAAAGCGCGATAGACAATCGGATAACGAACTACTCGGAATGGTCGGGTAGCGCGACTAAGCACGGACTCGTCTCGTTTCCGCCCGACGGCGAGGAACGCTACCTAACCGGATTTTGGCGTTTCGAGGAACAAGGCGAGACACCCACAGGGATACTCCAACGCCTATATGACAACCTCTCAACGTTCCAAGGCGGGCTTTGGTTCCGCGCGTTCTATCATATCTGCGACCACGACCGCGAGGATAACTTTGGCGATTGCCCCGTCGCCGACTACGCGGCGGAGTACGGTAGCGTACCCGACGACATAAAGGATATACCACCGGACGCCGAGGTAGTCGTGCGCGGTTAGGGCGTAGGTTTCTCGACTTCCTCGACCTCGACCTCGCCTGCTACGTGCGCGCCAAATGAGCCATCGCGCTCGCATTCCATCGCCGCATCAACGGGCACGGGACGCGTGCCGGTAGCGAACTCGGCGCGGCGGACGTGCTTGCACGCCTCACCGTCGCGTAGGTTGTGCATCGAGTCGGGGCACTCGCACGCGCGCTTCTCCAGGTCAACCACGTACGTGCTACCGCTACCGCTTGCGACCGCGTACATATTTTCGACACCGCGCGCCGCGCCACCCATGTCGGGCATCACGGTCATAACCTCCTCAAGTGCGCGGCGTGTGCGTTTGTCTACACTCATTTTTACCACCCTCCGAACGTGGTGGGTTCGTTGTTGAGGGCTTCGCGCGCTTCCTTACGGCGGCGCACGATGCTTCCCTCACCGGTACGCTCGGTCATTTGGCGGGCTTCCGTCCAGCGGTCGTCGGTTAGTTCGGTTTGTGTCATCTTGGGTTCACCTCTTTGCTCGCATCCATAGATAAAGGGCGGTACTACTTATACCTTTGGGAACAACGACACCGCGCCGTATGGGAGTTTTGAGAACACTACCGTGAGAAGCCGCCGAAAACCGCGTGGAACCGCGCGGGCACGCGCACCGTAGCGCCGTGCGCTACCTATTCAACCAACGGTCGAGTGCGGGCGTATCACCAATAGGCAACTCCGCATCCGCGTGGCGGTACACGTACACGATAAGGAACACCTCAAGCAAGAGCGTGAGGAGTACCGCCGTCGCGTGCAACGTAACCTCCGCGTACGCCACCGAGGCATAACCGCCGTAGTTGTATAGCAACGTTATCCCACCAAGCGAAAACAGGAACGCGATATGCCACGGGTTACACTTCCGTCCGGCGACCATTTGGAGTATCACGGCAGCACTAACGCCAAGCGCACCGGCGGCAACGCCAAGCGTTTGAACGGTTGTCTCACCTAAAACCATCTTAACCCAAACAACACATCCCAACATCATTAAATGTATGGCTACGCGCTTCACTCGTCGCCACTACCGCCGCCGCCCTCGCCACTACCACCGTCACCCTCCTCACCAGGTGAGCCGACTTCTACTTGAAGCGGCAAGTTGTCAAGTACCATATCGACACCCAAGAGCGCGCCGATAACCAAGACAAGGAGGTGCAAGCGCGCGGCTTCTATCTCACCGTATCCCAGGAACTCGGCGATGAGGAGGAACAGAAGTACGCCTACGGATAGCAAGCCACCGGCGGCGCGTGCGAACCGTAAGTAAGGGCGCTTTTTCATATTGTACGACACCCTAAGCACGCGTGGTTCTTGAAACCACGCGGTCGTATGCGGGCAAACGCGGCGACTTGTTAGGTAATACCGAGTAATACATAAGCCAAAGGTATAAGTAACACCGGCAATTAAAGACGACCGGAGACGAGGTGAACCCAAGATGGCAAGCAACGACACCGAGTACGAAGCGACGTATAGCACGGACGGGTATGGAATACCAAAGTGGTACACGGAAAGCGTAACCGCACCACACGGACGGCACAACCGCACCGGTGGCACGTGGAACGACGTGGTTGCCACACTAACCGATGAGTACGGCGCAACCACGCGCGCGGTCTACTACGAGGACGAGAGCCAGGGCGGCAAGTTCGAGATTCCGCACCGCGCCGCCGTCGTGAATCCGGCGTGGGAGGGTGAGGATGGCACGGACGACGCACCCCAAGACCATGCGGCTTGGACTACGGCAAGCACAGACTACACGCCGGTGAACGCCGACGAGGCACTCGGCACGTTCACCAGCGTAGCGCATAACCGCGGCTACGAACACGCGTACGGTAAGGTCGTGGCGCGCCGCAACGGCGGAGAGGTGGTAGCCGAAATCCTCCTCGACGACCTACGGATGGAGTATGAGGGCACCGAGTACGTGTTCGGCATAGAAGCGGGCTACGACCACTTCGGTAATACGGCGGTGTGGAGTAGCCTCATAGCGTACAACACGGAAACCGGTGCGCCGTTACGCCACCTTAGTGAGCGTATGGCGTTCCGGCACCAGGGCACCGAGGTACGTGAGCGCGTGAGCGAGTGGTATGAAAACGTGCTTGAGCGTGCGGAAACGCTACGCGACGAGATGCTTAACGTGGTGGCGGATGCGGATGCGTACGAGGTTGAGGTGAGCGAACTACCGGCGTCCGTAGCCGAGTGGTATGAGGCGATGGGTTTCCCAACCTCTTACGCCGAGCGTGCCGCCAACCGCGTGCCTACACCGGCGGGCAACAACGGCAACCCCACGGCACTCGACCTTTACAACGCGATAACCTCAACGCTACAAGAGGAGTTCAACGGCAAGCGCGGCGGCAGCGCGATACAACGCCACGCAAGCCGTGCGAACGAGATACTATTCGCACCGGACGCCGCGGAACGTGCCGCGCTTGAAACCCTCCTCGACGGTTATGAGAACCAGGCGGCGCTTGAGGAGTACGAGGATGGTGAGGTGCCGGACGCCGAGGAGGTTGAGGGCGTACGCGAGCGGTACCAACGTCTACAAGAGGGCATCGAGCAATTCGAGGGTTTCCGTGACCGTGTGCGCACGATACTCGACGGAGTTGAGGCAGACGACGAGGAGGGCGGCAACGGTGAGAGCGAAAACCAGGCGGCGCTTACGGATGGAGGTTGGTAAACATGGAACAAAAACAACTCAACGAAGTGGACGAGTATAGCCACGGGCGTATAGAAGCGGAAATACCGGATACGGCTACCGAGCGGCAAACCGAGGTTTTGGTGGCGGCGATACGTAACCCCGACCTCAAGATAAGCGAACTTGCGGAGGCGAGCGACCTCGACCCTAACCACGTGGTTGAGGTGCTACGTAGCCTCGCCACCGGCGTGCTACAAGAGCAAGCACGCGCCGCGCACGAAGCAAGTAACCTCCGCGACGGGCACAAAGAGGCGGAGAACTTTAGCGAACTCACGCGCAAGCAAAAGGCGGTCGTGGACTACCTGGCACGCCACCCGCGTATCGACTGGCGTACCGTGAGCGGTGCCGACCTCAACGAAGGGATACGTGAGTATGAGGAGGGTGAGGCGGCGGACGCACCAGCGATGTCCGATTCGTACGTTAAGCGTGTGGCAGCGCAATACGCCGGACTCATCGAACGGCGGCGCGCGTGGTACCGTGAGCATAACCCCGCGGCAATCAGCGACGAGGAGGTGAGCGTCGAAGCCAACCGACCGGGTAAAGAGGATACGCCGCGTGAGTACCTCGGCGACCGTTTCGAGTTGCCAAGCGAGAACCTCGACGTGGGTGAGGGTGAGGATGCCGTCGAGGAGTTAACCGAGGACGAACGGCTTGACCAGGCGTTCAAAAAAGCAAGCCAACGCCTCGCCACGGTTGAGGTGGTCGAGGGCGAGTTATACCTCAACGGTGAGCATCAAGATACGCACCGCGTTGAGCCGCGTAGCCACATCGGCGACGACGACTTTTACGACGGCGACGTGCGCATCGGTGAGGTATATGAGGGCGTGGTTAACGGCTTCGCAAGTTGGGGCGTGTGGTGGACGGTGGGCGGCACACCAGACACGCCGGACGATGTGAGCGGCATATCGCCGGAGGACGAACTCAACGCCGCCGGTTACACGACAGACAACTTCGAGGTGGGCGACACTCATACGCTTGTGTGCTTCGGACGCGTAACCGGTCAAGACGGGCGCACCAGGCATCGGTTCGTACCGGAACCGGAAGCGGTGCGTAAGCGGCGTCGTGAGCGCCGTAGACGCGGCGTTAGCGGAGAGGGTGAGGCAACGGACGCGGAGAGCGAGGACGGACGTGAGGAGGGCGAGAGCGACGTTTACGAACCAGACAACTACGACCGCGGGGATGCAGCGGAAACCCTCGACAACCTGGTGGGCACGGTAAGCACGATGGTCGAGCGCGTGAACGAGTTGGAGGATGAGAACTTACCGGAACGTATGGAAGCGGTAGCCGCCGGGTTAAGCGAGGTTGAGGAGGACGTTAGGGATGCCATCAATACGGCAAGCGGCGGCGCGGGCAAAGCCGACGAGGCAATCGAGAAGGTTGAGGAGTTACGCGAGGACGTTGAGGAGTTAGCCGAGGGTGTGGGGCGCGTAGGCGGGCAAGCGCACGAAAATGAACAGGCAATCGAGCGCGTTGAGGATGCGGTGCGTGCGGCAGCGGACGCCGACCCCGACGTAGACCTACAAACCGCAATCCAAGAGATACGCGACCACGGCGGTGAGGTGCGGTTCAACGCGGTAAACAGCGACGAGGGAGGTGAGGACGATGAGTGAGTACCTACGCAACGCGCAAACGGGCACGTTCGACGCCCACCTCTTTGAGCGTGAGGAGGTCGAGGATGCCGGCGGCGGTGTGGGTGAGCAAGCGGATAAGCCGGTGGCGAGCGTGTGCAACTTCACAACCTCATACGGTGAGTTCGAGGAGGTTGAGGACGTTGAGGACGCGGAGGGGTTGTGTGAGAAGTGCCGCGATGCAGCGGGTGAGGCGGATGAGTGACGAGGTGCAAGAGGTGGTCGAGGAGGTTGACCAGCATCTCAAGTCGGCGCTTGAACACGCAAACACTCACATGAGCCACGACGACATACGCCCGTCCGCGCTTATGGCGTTCGACGAGGTTGAGGAAGCGCGGCAAGCACTCAACAAGATTGACGAGCGCGACTTTACCACGGAGGAGGACGATGGTTGAGTGGGTTGAGCAAGAGGGTGAGGAATGGATGTTGTACCGCAACCAGGGCAACACGGCGGCACTCATCACGCCGGACAACCCTCTCCGACAGTGCCGGGCACCAAGCGTCCTCGCCACGGTAAGAGTGACGCGCCAAGCGTTGCGTATGGCGGAATACCTCGGCTTCGCAAACGCGCGCATAACACCCGCACTCGTGGATAAGGACTCTCTCAAGACCGTCCCAGGTTTGTGGGTGCGCCCGCACGACGACGACTACCGTACGGTTGAGTATGAGGGTGAGGAAGTGCATCTCCTCGTAGCGGGGCGGGATGTGGACGACGACGAGGCGGAGGAATACAACGTGGCGAAGGTGAGGTGAGTATGGTCAAACCAGAAGACCGGCTACCGGATGGCGTGGATACGGTTGAGGAGTACCGTGAACTACCGCCTACGGTGAAAGGCGACATCGAGGTGGACGCCACACGCATTCCCAAGAAGTACGCGCGCCCACCGCGGCACGAACTCGAACAGATAATCGAGGAGGGCGATGAGCGTACGGGCATCTACGTGGTGGCGGAACACTACGATGTGGGTGACAGCGTAGCCGGACGGTGGTTGTGCCACTACGGGTTATATGAGCCGGTGCGTGACGAGGACGGCAACGCTACGGAAGCGGGCACTTGCAGCGACATGGGCAAACGCCTCATCGAGATGGACCCGGACGAGTTTAGCCGTGAGTACGTGCCGGAACGGCTACGCCGCGACCAGGGTGAGGAGGTAACTCGCCAAACGAACGAAATGTTCGCGGAGGGGGATTAGCGTGGGCTACCGCACGGAGTGCCACTTCGATGGTTGCGCCACGCGGTTCGTTGCGGTTTCACGCGGCGAGTACCTCGAACACGTCGAGGAGGTACACGGTGAGGTTGAGGCGGAGATATATCGAGAAGTGAGCGGGCAAGAGGTTGAGGAGATGGATGTACCGCCGGCAGCGGTGGTCGAGTATGCCGTCGAGTCGCTTGAACAGATACTACCGGTACCACTCGACCAGGTGGAAATCGAGAGCATCGACGTGGCGTTTGACCCCACGGCGGAACGTAGCCACTCGTTCACGTTCGACTTTGAGGACGAGGAGGGCGGCGGGCAAGATTCATAACCAGGCGGCGGCAATACCGTGGCAACGTGGGCGAACTACCTCGGTGTCCCGATTGCGGGCGTGCCGACCTCAAGCGCGGCAAGCGTGCCGAAGTGGTGCGTGGTTATTGGTGCCCGGATTGCGTGCGCCTCATCGAGTTCGAGGAGGTACACGACCACCGCCTCGGCAACCCGTCGAGTTTCGGCACGTTAACGGACATCGTTGAGAGCCAACAACAACCAAGCGAGCAAGAGGACGACAACAAAGGAAACTTCAAACATGGCAGATAGAATCGCAAGAATAGGCGTAGCGTTGACCGTGGCGGGTTTGGTGTGGGCGGGCGTGGTGTATTACACACACGGCGTCAACAACGCACTACTCGCCCTCGGAATAGCAACGGTCGGGTTCCTCCTCACCGCCGCCGGTGCGGATGAGGACGAGGTGGTTACGGTATGCGAAGCGTGTGGTGCCGACCCGGTGCCGCCTCAAGAGGGTGGCGTTTACCGGTTGTGTGAGCCGTGCGAGGACGAGTTGCCAACGGACGCGGAGGGTGAGTAACGTGGGCGGCGCGGGCAAAGAGCGCGGCGTCGTTAAGGCGTTCTATGAGTTGGGTTTCGCCGTGCAACGTTCACCGAGTAGCGGCAGCGCCACGGAACGAGAGTTACCGGATATAACGGTGCTACAACGCGACGAGGTTGATGGTGTGGTGAGGGCGCGGGCGATGGCGATTGAGCATAAGGCGACCAGCGACACCACCGCGTACGTGGACGGGCAAGAGGTTGAGGAGTTGCGTGAGTACGCGCGCCGTGCCGGCGCACAACCATACCTCGGCGTCAAGTTCAAAAAGAGCGGTGTGCGCCGTCCGCACTACCTGGTTAAGCCGAAGGATGCGCGCCTCACCAGCGGCGGCAACTTCGGGCTACCGCACGCGGATGTACGTGAACGCGCCGTATATGAGGTCTACGAGTCCACGGAACAGAAGCCGGCGGAGTTCAACCGCGTCGAGGAGTAACCGGGTTTTCGTTTTTTCTTTTTTGGTAGCGTGAGAGATAGGCGGGCGTGTGACGGGAGTACCGTAACACTACGATAGGACGGCACCGTTACGTATGGCGATTGTGTGTTTTTGAGGACGTTTTTTGGTTTTTGGATGCGCCGGTACTACTACTATTCTAACCTAATAAGTTACCATACCGTTACCGTACCGATAGGATTTAAGCCGTATGCTACCGCATCCGTTAGCGTACTATGTCGGAGGAAAACGACCGCACCCAGGTGGGCGCACGTGTGGATACGGAAATCTACGAACGGTTCAAAGAGTATAGCGAGAGCGAAACCGGGAAATCCTCAAAGGGCGTCGGGGAAACTCTTGAGAAGGCGATGCTTGAGTATATGGACGACGACCGGTTGAGCCGCATCGAAAACAAGGTTGACCGCCTACTCGATGGCAGCACCCAAAAAGAAAAAACGCCAAAAACGGGCGACCCGTCACGGCGTGAGAAGCGGTTAAGGCAGATTGAGTCCGACCTCGCCGGTGAGGACGAGGTGGTTACGCAAGAGGATGTCAACGACCTCATCCGTAAGCACGCCGGTGGCAGCAAGCCGACGCTACGTGAGTATAACCGGCGGCTACGTGAGCGCAAGAGCGTGTTCCCGCGCCCGAACCACGACTCGATAGTTTACACGGATGCCGAACGTTTTGTTCGTGAGGTGAACGAACTCGCGGAGAGCAAGAGCCTCCGACCGGCAACGTATGAGGAGACAGTCGAGCGGTATGGGCGCGCGTGGTGGCAGCGGCACCTTCCGGCAAGCGATGAGCCGGACGACGACCGTGCGTTCTCATAGGGCTAAATTTAAGGCGGCGTGGCGTTTACGTGTGTGTGAGTGCCGAGGTGGTTTCCGGTAAAGGGTTCACCTCACACACACTTTTTACCGCCGCCGCCTCGGCGTCTCATTTAACACGAGTCCCATACCGTGTTCACCTCCCTTTGGCGCGGCGGCACGTGCGCGGGCAACCGCGTCACCGCCGCGTTTTCCTACTTACTCGAACACTAACCCACGGAAGGCGCGGGGCTACGCCACCATAAGGTATAAGTGATACCGCCACGGACGATAAGGTAGAAGGTGAGGTGAACCAGATGCAACAAAGCGAACCACTAAGAGAAATACTCGGCAACCTCGCGGATGAGTACGCCGAAGGCAACCCCGACGTACAATTCGACGACCAACCCCGCATCAGCACGGACGGCGAAACCATATACGTGAACCCGGAGTTCGCGGATATGCTTGGCATCGACGTAAGCGCCGCGAACGAGTTCCGCCTCGTACGCAACACCCTCAACCATGAGGTTGCGCACGAACTATATAGCGACCTCGAAGCCAAAGAGGAGTTCGGCGCGCGGTACGAGGACGAGGGTTACACGCAAGTAGCCGGCACCGTTCTCAACATACTCGAAGATGCGTACATCGACGCGCGCCGGCTTAGTGAGTACCCAGGGCTACGGCAAGCGCAAGCGTTCTTCGCGGAGAACCAGATGGACGAGGACGTGAGCGAAAAGCCCACCGGCGAAGCACTACTCACAAGCATCCACCAGATAGCCCTCGGCGGGCGTGTCAACGGCATCAAGGACGCGGATGAGGTGGTGCGCGACTTTGCGGCTTGGGTACGCCCACGCGTGGTCGAGGTGCGCCGCACACACACCCAGGACGAACGCGTTGCGCTTGCGGCGGAGGTCACGGATAAGGTCACGGAACTCCTCGACCAACACGGCACCCAGGAACCCGACCTTAGCGACCTCCTCGACGCACTCGATAGCATGAGCGGCGGCGAACTACCGGACGACGCCGAAATCGAGAACGCGGAACCGCTAACCGACGAGGAGATGCCCGACATGGATGGTGCGGCGATGCCCGACATGGACGCCGAGGACATGGGTGAGGGTGAGAGTGAGCAAGCCGGCGGTGGCGAGTGCGACGGTGAGGGTGAGGGCGACGAGGGCGATGGTGAGGGTGGCAGCGGCGACGGCGACGGTGAGGAGGGCGACGGCGCGGAAGGTGAGGAGGGTGATGAGGGCGATGGTAGCGCCGGCGACGAGGATGGCGGTGAGTACGGTGAGGGTGAGGGTGACGCCAACGGCGGCGGTACACCGGACGAGGAGATGAGGGACATCGACTCACTACTCGACGGGCGTAACCCCGCCGACCTCAAGATAACCGAGTAGGTACCGCGTGGTGCCGCGGCGCGCCGCGCCCGCGCGCACCTAACGGTCGATATACGAGTTTTCACGCGCTAACGTATGTTCGCGTATGCCCTTAGACTATGACACCGCGCCGTACCGGACTTTTTCGTGGACTATGAGGCACACGCGCACATATCTAAGCATAAGGTATAAGTGGTACCGCCACGGACGATAAGGCAGAAGGTGAGGTGAACCCAAGATGGCAAAACTAACAGACGGCAGCGAAACGATAGCAAGCAACCTAACGCCCAAAGAGGTGCGCGCGCTACGCAACCGCGGCGTTGAGGTGTCGATGGAGATAACGCAAGAGTCCGGCACCGGCGCGGGCGACGAGGAGGAAATCGAGGACGAGAAGGACGAACTCGACGAACTCGATGAGGAGGGTGAGAACACCGAGTGGCATGGTGTGGATGAGGATGAGGATTATGAGAGCGCAAGCCGTAGCGACCGCCGCCGCGTTGAGCGCGCACAACGTGAGGCGGACAAGAACGAGACGCCACTCGGCAAGCGCATCAACGACCGCGACGAGCGCATCACCGGCGGCGATAACCCGTACTACAACAACGAACAACTACGTGAGGAGATGGCGGACAACAACATGATAACGGACGTGCGCCGGGCGTTCGAGAAGTTCGCCACCGAGGACGTTAAGCGCCGGGAAACCAGCGGCGACCGCCTCAACATGAGAGCCGCCACCCGGCACCTAAGCGGCGACTACTCCGAGCGCCACGTTTACGAGAGCGAATACACCGCGGCAACCGGTGGGCGCACGATAGGCGTGGCACTCGACATAAGCGGCAGCATGGACGGCATACGCATCAAGCAAGCCAAGATGGCACTCGCCTCACTTGCGGAAGCCGCCGATGCGATAGGCGATGAGTTAGTGGCAAGCGGCTACACGACGGCGGACACCTCGACCGGTGCCGAGGACATCCGAACGCCACTCATCACGGCACCAGGTGAGTCGTTCCGATACAAGCACCTCGACAGCGTGGCACCCAACGGCTACACGCCCACGGCGTGCGGCATCAACGACGCCGCCGACCTACTACGCGACGAGGGCGGCAAAGAACTCGTCCTGGTGTGTATTACGGACGGCGTGCCGACGCACGACCTCGAAGGCAACCACCTCGGCGACGGTGCCACGGAGGCGGTTGAGGACGCGGCACGCCTCACCAACAAACTACGCGCGGAGGGCATCAAGGTGTTCGGCATAGGCATCGGCGGCGCACGACGCGACCTTATGCGTGAGATGTTCGGTGAGAGCGGGTTCGTTATGACCACCAGCGACCAACTTGCGGACGACTTGGTTGAGATGTACGAAGACCAACTCGACATCGAGCGCCCGCACTCGTTCTAACGCCGCCACCCGCCGCACCGCACCGCACCGCACTACTCTTTTCCCCGACCTCCTCGACTCGACGCCGGCAGCGGTTTCTATATGTTGAGGTTGGGCATGGATACCGACGAGATGTAGTCCTCGACGTGGCGATGAGGTCGTCGAGACTCCTCGTACGTGGTTGAACGGCGCGGTGGGCGCGGGCACGCGCGGTTCCACGCGGTGATATGCGGGCGATATTGCGGTGGTCGAGGGGCACCCCGCCGCCGTATGGCGATTGCCCCACCATAAGGTATAAGTAGTACCGCGGTGAATGGACGAATGCGAGCAAAGAGGTGAACCCAAGATGGCAAAAAAGAGCGACTACATCAAGGCGATAGCACAGAACGACGAGAACCCCACCGCGGACGAGATAGCCGACGAGGTTGACGAACACCTCGGGCACACGCAACGCAAACTCAAGGAACTCGCCGAGGAGGGCGAGATTGAGCGTGAGCGCGGCGGCAACGGCTACGAATACTTCCTCCCCGCGGAGGCGGAGGCGCTTGTGGGTGAGGGCGGCAGCAACGGACTCGACCGTATGCCCGTTAACCGCGGCTACGATTTCAGCAACCACCGCGTTGAGGAACCCCACGAATACTTCTCAAGCGACGACGAGTTAGCGGAACTCAACGCGATGGTTAACGCGCGTGAGGCAACCGGCGAACCCGTGCGCGCACTCATAGACGGCGACACCGGCACCGGCAAAACAACCCTCGCCGAAAACGTGAGCGCGCTACAAGAAGCCGCATACTTTGAGGTTCAGATGTCCCCCAACATGGACGAGGGCGACCTATTTGGTAGCCCGGCACTCGCCGGCGACGAAAGTGTGTGGGTGGACGGCACGGTTACGAAGGCGCTTATGGCAAGCGCGGCACCCGAAACCCAGGTCAAGAACGGGTGGGCGGCAGACCTCGAAAGCGCACACGACGGCACCGTGGTTCTCCTCATAGACGAGGTTAACCGCGCACCGCCACGCGCTAAGAACGCACTCTTTAGCGCACTCGACCACCGCGGGCACGTTACGCTTGAGGGACCGCGCGCCGGTGAGGTCATAAGCGGCGACCCCCTCGACCTGGTTGTTATAGGCACCATCAACCAGGGCGATGAGTACCACGGCACGGCGCGGATGGACTTAGCCGAAAAGAGCCGGTGGACGACGAGGTTCACCAGCGAGTACCTGGCACAAGACCCCGACGGTGAGGGCGTTGAGCGCGAGGCGGAACTCTTGGTTAGCCGTAAGGGCGTTGCGCCGGAACTTGCGCGCACGATGGTCGAGACGGTTGCCCGCGTACGCAAGCGCGCCAACGACCGGAGTGACCGCGCGGTAACGTTCGGCATACCTACGCGTGCGGTGCTTGCGTGGGGCGGCACGGCACACGCCCTCGCCGAAGCCGGTCTCGACAACCCCGTGGTGCGCGCCGCGGAACGCGCGGTGGTTAAGCCGTTCTACGACAAGGCGGAACACCAGGACGCCCGCGACGAGGTTATGAGCATCATCGAGGACAAACTACACGGCGCACCCTTTGAGGCGGACGCGTACGAGGAGTTCGCCGCCGACGAGATTGTTGAGTGCGGCGAGTGCGACTACCGCACCAGCAAGCGCCGCGCCGAGGACGAGGGCGTGATGGCGGTTATGGAGTGCCCGGAATGCGGCGGCACGGTTGAGCGTAAGAGCCGGTAAGCCAACAACCCGCCGCGGCACCGTGCGGCACGCGGCGGCACCGGCACCACTCAACCACTACCGCACCCACCCGCGTACAACCGCACCCAACTCTTTTATCCGCGCCACTTCAATACGCACCTATGGCAGACCTAACCATCGCCGACACGCGCGTAGTACGTGACCACGGGAACGAATACACCGTCGAGGTGGACGTTAAGAATGAGGGTGACGCCACCGCCGGCGGGCTACTTGAGTTCGAGTATAGCGGTGAGCGGCTATCGCAGCAATACACCAACATCGAGGGCGGACGCACCGGCACCGTACGGGCACGCGTACCGGAACCGGCGGCGGCTAACTCGGAGACGCCCAACGTAGCCATCACGTACTCCGGTGAGGTACTCGGCAGCGTGGAACTCAAGGCTACCACGCCACCCGACGAGAAGTACGCCACGCGTGAGGAGGTTGAGGCGCTACGCGGTGAGGTGGACGGACTCGAAAACGCGGTTGCGGAACTACGTGCCGAACTCGATGAGGTCGAGGACGAGGCAAACCAGGACGTACCGGACGGCGGCAGCGCCGACAACGGCTTGGGCGAAACCGTGGAGGAGGGCGTGAGCGTAGCGCGCCGCATCCTCAACGCGTTCAGCAAGTAGCCGGAAACCCGCATATACAACCGCGTTCGACCGCTTTTAGCCGCGTGAACCCGTGGGTGTGAGGGTGGAAAACCACCTTCCACAACGGGATTTACTTTGAGTTAAACCGGAATTGTTCTCGTGGGTGTCTCTCTCCACCAAACCCCTCTTTCAAGAAATCCTCGTCGTGAGGTTCCGGCGGCTTCTCCTCCGACGTGGCGCGGTAGCACCCATCCGCCGGTTGGTACACCTCACCGTCGCGCTTGAGGTCGGCAAGCAACCAGGCGAGCCGTGAGGGTGAGCCACCACCCTCCTCGACAAGCGCGTGCCGTAGGTGTTCGTACGGCACACCCTCATCCCCCTCGTCGTGTTCGTGCAAGTACCTCAACACATCGTTCCGGTGTAATTCGTCCACCTCACTCATATCGTTATCGTGCATCCCGTTAGCCTTAAGCGCACCGGCGTATTACTGAATAATACAATATGGGTGAACCCGAACCCCTACTCGACGCGGAGAGCAACGCCCGCTATCCCGAAGCGATAGTTGAGGAACTCGCAACACGCATCGGCGCTAAAGACCACGCCACGGTTGAGGCGTGCAACGTACCGGATGAGCCGGCGGAACCGTGCCACCTCATAATAGCCGTCACGGACGAGGAGTTCAACCCACGCGTACCGCCGGCGGTGGTGCGCCTACTCGAAAAGTATCCCACCGAGGTAGACCCCTCAAGCATCGAGGCGGACGACGCCGGCGTGCTACGCCTACGCGTGAACGTACACCAGGGCTTCACGCCCGTCGAGCGCACCAACTTCGGCAAGTGGGGCAACTCGGTGGCGGTGAGCATACCACGCACCGCACTCGAATTAAGCCGGCTTGAGGAGGGCGACGACCTGGTTATGAAGGCGCGGGAAAGTAGCATACTCTTGAGCAAGCCGCCGAGGTGAGGCGATGCAAGACACCAGCATCAGGGAAATAATCGACGTGGTTGAGGGCTTACCGGTGTGGAGTTGGCTACCGCCGCGTCCCCTCACGTCACGCGAGTTCGTTTGCGCGCTACCGGATACGCTACCGTACGCGTACGTAAACATCTACGCACTCACGGACGACGACTACAAGCCGGACGACACCTTCCGGTTGTTCCTCCTCAAGACGCCAAACCGGTACCACGCGGTGCGCAAAGGCGGCGGCGATGTTAGGTGGTACCGTAGCGGCAGCGACGACGGCGACTTACCGATACAAGAGGCGGCGGAAAGCCTCACCCGCCAAATAGCCGAGGGCGAACGCCCGGTAACGGTGGCGATATGGGACGACTCGGAGGAGAAAGGTAAGAGCGGCGTGGCAACCCTCGACTATGAGAGCGCACCCGCGCGCCGGTACCTCAAGAGTCTCGACAACGTGAGCAAGCAACGCACACAACACACCTACGCGGCACCAGGCACTTTCGAGGGTTCGGACGGGCGCACGCAACCGGCAACCACGCGCCTACGCCTCGCCGTCGAGAGCGAACGCGAAACCGGCGCGTTGAGCGAGGAGGTCGATGAGGTGCCCGCCGCACTCGACCGCGCGGCGCGGCATACGTACCTAATGGGTGAGGAGGTGGCACCGTGGGAGGAGTTGGACGCCTCGGATGGATATGTAGCCGCAAGCCAATTCTACGTCAACGAATACGGCGATAGCCGCGACGTTAACACGGTAGCCGACTTACCGTACACCAGCACCCTCGAAAACGACGCCGAATTTGAGGTTTCCGGCGGCACTCTCGCGGTAGCCGACGAGGAGACGTTCGGCGGTGAGGCACAACGCACTACGTACGTGCCCACACGCGTCAACGTGGGCGATATAGTCGTCCGATATGGCGGCGGGTGGAAGCAACTACGCACCGCCGACCCGTTCGAGAGCGTAACGTATGACGGCGTGCAACCGAACGCGCTTGAGCCGGAGGATTATGAGGTCACGGAGACGATGTTACAAGAGGAGTCCGGCGGCAGCGCCACCCTCCTCAACGCGGCGGTCGAGGTGCCGCGTGACCAGGTGGATTTCAAATGGCAAGCGCCTACGGCAAGCCACGCGGAAACCAACAACATCGCCGGCACACCAACGTCCACAACCGCGCACTACACCGGCGAGGTTGAGGCGGTTATCGACGACCTCACTTCGTTATATGGCGACGAGATTGTTGACGAGATGTTCGACCGTGAGACGATACAAAGCACCCTCAACAACATCGAGACGTTGAGTGAGGCGCTTGCGGATGTGAGTGAGTCCGTTGAGCAATCCATCAAAAACCTCGCACCGGCAGCAAAGGCGGCGCGCAAGAGCGCCGAAAGCGTAGCCGATGGTATGGAAACCAGCGGCGTGGTCGAGGGTATGAACGACGCGCTTGAGGGTGTGGGCGCGGCACCCGACATCGAGGAGTTGACGGTAAGTGAGGAGTTCAAGGACGAAATCGAGGAGATACGTGAGAGCGCGCGCCTACGCCGTGAGGAGGAGTATGAGGAGGAGGGGATGCCGTATTCCATTTTTGAGGATGAGGACGATGGTGAGTATGAGGTGGTCGAAACCGGCGTCCCGGTACGCGAGTGGGGCAACCTCACGGATATGGTGGAAGGTGAGTTCCCCGAGTTGAGCGAGGAGGAAGTTGAGCGGGTGGCGCAAGAGTTGGCGGATGTGGCGCGGGAACGGTAGCCGGCGCGCGCCTACGCGCGGCACGGCGCAATATCCCGCGGTTCCACGCGGTGCTTATTCCTAACCCACGGAAGGCGTAGGGGCATACACCCATAAGGTATAAGTAGTACCGGTACGGACGATTAAGTAGAAGGTGAGGTGAACCAAATGATAACACAAACCAGCGAACTCACGGACGCACTCGAAGCCGGCGACCGCATCGAAGTAACGTACACCAGCAACCAAAGCGGCAACCGCAAGACACTCACCGGCACCGTTGAAAGCGTAGCCGGCAGCACAACCGGCGGCTACGACTTCGGTGAGGTCAACCTTACGACGGACGAGGGCGACCAACGCCGCATCAACGCGCAACCGGTAGACGACTTCAAGGTTGAGGCGCGCGTCAACGACCTCGACACCGGCAAGCACCACACCCGCAAGATAAACGCCACCGCGACCGACGTGGGCGTTGAGGTGGTGGCGTAAATGAGCGCACTCGACAGCCTCAAGAGCGACGACGACGTGCGCACCCTCAACACCAGCGAAGGCACGTGGATTGTATGGGTACCGCCACAACCCGCGCGCCACGTGCCGGACATCGTTGAGGTGTGGGACGAAACCCAGGACGAATATGAGGTAACGCACCGCGGCACCACGGAAAACAGCACCGCGTACGAACTCACGCGCAAGTAAGCCGGCGTTTCACCAACCCCACAACCATTTTAACCGCTATCCACGTAAGCGAGGTATGGAGTTTTCGGAGTTACCACAACCGGAACGCAAAGAGCGGGTGAACCCGGACGAGTTGGATGTGGATGGCGATAACCCCAACGCGATGAGCGGGGCAACCCTCGACCTCCTCAAGCAAAAGATACGCGACCGCGGGTGGATAGGCAACCACATAATAGCCGATACAGACGGGCTTATAGCCGACGGCGAACACCGGTGGCGCGCCGCCCGCGACCTCGGGCTTGACGAGGTGCCGGTGAAGTTCTACGACCTCACCGACGAGGAACGCCGGCTTATACGCCAAGAACTCAACAAGATACGCGGCGAACACGACGCCGGCGACGACGCCGATGAGTACGAACGCCTACTCGAAAACGGCTACGATGAGGAGTTGGGCGACCTCCTCGACGCCACCAGCGACACCGGTGAGTTGAGTGAGGTGCTACAAGAGGCGAAGGATAGTGAGCAAGAGCGCACCGAGGAGATAGTTAAAGAGGTGGAACCGGAATACAACCTCGAAAACCCCACCACCAACTCACTCGCCGACGACTTCGGCGCACCACCCATAAGCGTCCTCGACGCGAATCAACCGTATTGGCGTGACCGGAAGCAAGAGTGGCGGGAAACCACCGGCTTGGGTGACATAGACGAGGCGCGTGAGGAGATACAAACCACGTCGAGCGAACGGATGAACCGTAGCGGCACCGGCAGCACCACAAGCATATTCGACCCCGTGCTTGCGGAACTCATGTACCGGTGGTTCGCACCAAGCAACGCCACCGTCCTCGACCCGTACGCCGGCGGGTTAGTACGCGGCGCACTCGCATCCTGGTTCGGGCATGAGTACCACGGCGTTGACATAAACGAGGAACAGATAGAGGTCAACCGCCGCCGGTGGGACGAGGAGGTGACGCCGCCCGAAACCGCGCCGGACAGCGTAACGCCGCCCACATACCACCACGGCGGCGCGCAAGACATCCCCGAGCCACTCGACGACGGCGCACCGGACGAGTACGAGTTCATACTCGCGTGCCCACCATACCACGACCTCGAAGAATACACCGACCAAGAGAACGACCTATCGAACATGGCGTACGACGAGTTCTTGATGCACTACCGTGAGAGCATCATAAACGCCGCCGACCTCCTCAAAGACGGGCACTTCGCCGTCTACGTAGTCGGCGACGTACGCGACGACGAGGGCGCATACCGCGGTTTGGTAGCCGACACCATCAAGTGCGCACAGAACGCGGGCTTGAGCCTATACAACGACGCCGTGATGCGCACACCACTCGGCAGCGTACAACTCCGCGCCCGCAACTTCTTCGTCCCAGGGCGCAAACTCGTCAAAAGCCACCAAAACATCCTCGTATTCTACAAAGGCACGGAACCGGATATACACGCCATCGAGGAGACGCACGGTGAGCCAAATGAGGCGGTGGATATGAAGGCGGATAGCGTGGTGCGTGAGCAAGTAGCCAAAGAGGAGGACGAGGCGGCAACCAACGGCACCACGGAAACAACCACCAGCGAAGAAACCACCAACGCCGACGAGTTCACACCACCCACCGACCACACGCCCGACGTATCACCTATCGAGGAGTACCAACACAACGGCGGCACCGTACACGTGAAACGCGACGACGCCTACGTGTGGGCGGGCGTACGCGGCATCAAAGGGCGCGCACTCAACCAACTCATCAACGAAGCCGACCTCGACCAGCACAACGGCATAACGATGGCGTGCGCACGCCAAAGCCCCAACACCATACGCATCGCCAACCTCGGCGAGTACCTCGACGTTGAGGCGCACGTCCACACCTCACACGGCGGTTATACCGAAGTAATGGAAATCGCCGAACAACAAGGCGCAACCATACACCAGCATAAACCAGGGTACATGAACGTCATCAAATCCAAAGCGCAAGAGGACGCCGAGGAGAACCACCGCCTACTCATCCCCTTCGCCGTAAAACACCCGGTGGCGCGTGACGTAGCCGCCACACAAACCACCAACGTACAACAACACATCGACGAGGAGGAACCCAACCGCATCGTAGCACCCGTCGGCAGCGGCACAAGCCTAAGCGGTTATCTCAAAGGGCTACACGAAGCCGGCTACACCAACACACCCATACTCGGCGTCAAAGTAGGCAACGACCCCACGCCCACCCTTAACGAACTATATCCTGGGTGGCGGGAAAACCACGACGCCACCGTTGAGTTGGTGGAAAGCGACCTCGAATACCAAGAGACGCCACCCACTAACAAACAACTCCTCGGCACCGGCAGCCAACGCCTAAGACTCGACCCCAACTACGAGGCTAAAGCAATCCCTCACTTAAAAGAGGGCGACCTTATGCTTGTCGTCGCACTACGTAGCACACTACCACCACATCCGTACGAATAACCCTCCTCTTTTTGCATCAACGGCACGCCACCAACACGCCGCCACACGAAACCACGTGACGCCGCGCCGGTGCCGCAACTCATAAGAGTCCGAACGGCGTACCTCAAGCGAACGCAAATGGGCGGCAAAGGAAGCGGCAGCAAAATCGAAGGCAAGTACCGCAACGTGAACGTACCAGCAAACAAAGAGCCGGATGAGTACGAAACCGCGGAGAGGCGTAGCGAAATCCTCGACGCAATCATCGAGGTCGGGCACCCGGATATGTTGAGCCGCACCGAGTTGGCGGCACGGTATGGCGTAGACCCCTCAACCATAACCCGCGATATTGACCGGCTTGCGGAGGAGGTGAATAGTGAGTTAGCCGACGACGCAGCACTCATCACCCAAACGGTGTTCCGCAAGAGCATCAAGGCGAAGATGGATGAGGGTGAGTATATGGAAGCGAAGGAGTTGGTTATGGATTGGAACGAGTACCTATTCGAGACGGGCACCCAGGCACGGGCACCGGAACGCATCGAGAAAACGGTTCGTGAGGCGGGCAAAAAGAGCGAGGCGTATGAGATTGTTGAGGACGACGAGGCGGTTGAGGCGGAGTTCGTTGAGGCGGAGGAGGTTGAGGAGTTGCCTACGGGTGAGGGCGACGGTGAGGCGTAGCATTTTAGCCGCGGCGGGGCGTTAACCAGGGTATGCCAGGTCAAGAGTTCGCCGCGCAACCGTCTACGTGCCCCGAGTGTGATAGTCCCGTGGTTAATGGTGAGTGTGTGCGTGCCGGTTGTAACTACACCGTCGAGGAGTAACCGCGCGGAACCGCGGCTTACCACTCGCTCGCTAAAAACGACGAGACTCCTCCACGGCAGCGAGGGAACCCGTCGTTTCCGGCGAGTGTTTGTAAAGTTCTCGGACGAGAAAGCGAGGGAACCGTCAAGTTCGAGCGAGGGAACCGTCGTATAAGATACGAGGGATGTAAAGTTCGAGGGAAAGTCTCGTCCACGTATGTGGAGGAAAATACGAGGCTCCCCTCGCCGGAACGCCACAACTCATAAACCGGCGGGTGCCGTACCGCACTCCACCGCGTAGTCCCGTGGTGTAGTTGGGCAATCATACGGCGCTTTGGACGCCGCGACCGAGGTTCGAAACCTCGCGGGACTATAAACGCAAGCGGGCGCTTACTTTACGGTAAAGTTACGGTAAAGAGGTGGCAAACGGGAACCCAGGCACGGCGTAGCGTTTACGGTAAATTTACGGTAAACACCACCACCGAAACGCCTAAGTTTACGGTAAATTTACGGTAAACACCACCACCGAAACGCCTAAGTTTACGGTAAATTTACGGTAACGTATGCCACCGGACGGTTATGAGACTCTTACGGTGCCGGAGGAGGTTGCGGCACTCATCCGCGACGACAAGAGTGAGGGCGAAAACCTGGGTGAGTATCTACGCCGGCAAGTACGCGGCAACGGCAGCGGCAACCAAGAGCCAACGCACACCACCGCCGAGGTACGTGAGGAGGTCGAGGAGTTACGCGACGAGGTTGAGCGGCTACCTATGGACGTGGTGGATGAGTTGGAAGCGCGGCAGCGCCACTAACCTCCTCAACCCGTGCCCAAGATAAAACGGCGGTGGACACCGCACACGATACAACGCCGCATCCTCAACGACGAGACGCGGTTCCGCGTGGTAGCCGCGGGACGCCGCACGGGCAAAACCACGTTCGCACGGAACGACTGTTTTGAATACGCGTGGCAGAACCCAGGTGCCTACGTGTGGTATGTAGCACCCACCGACGCGGATGCACGGGAACTCGCGTTTGAACCACTCGTCAACGAAATCATACCGGAAGCCGCGCTTGATGGTGAGCCGAAGCGTTCCTCACCACGTGAGATATACCTAACCAACGGGAGCCGGATACAGATACGTAGCGCGCGCACCTCAAGCCGCGGGCGTGGACTCGACCGCGCCTACTTAGACGAGGCGTGTGAGTACGGCGGCGACTATTGGAAGGAGGTCGTACGCCCGTCACTCTCCGACAAAGAGGGCGGCGCACTCATCATGTCCACACCCCAGGGACGTAACTACTTCTACGACCTCTTTCAACGCGGCGGCGACGACTCATATCCCGAGTGGAGTAGCCACCACGCCACCACGTACGACAACCCGCACGTGCCGGATAGTGAGGTCGAGAAAGCGCGACGTACGCTACCGGAACGCGTGTTCACTCAAGAGTACCTCGCCGAGTTCCACACGGACGAGGGCGCGGTGTTCCCCGACCCCGACGACGCTACTAAACCCTACGCACTCGATGATGTGAGCGGGAACGCACCGTACGCCACCGGCGTGGACTTAGCGCGTTCAAGCAACTACCTGGTGGCGGCAACCCTCGATAAGAGCGGTATGCTTGTGGACTTGATGAGGACGCGCGGTGGTAGTTGGGCGCGGGCGCAACGCCGCCTAAGCACGTACCTCGCGGAGTACCCAGGCGTGGCGTACATGGACGCCTCACGGGACAACAAAGTTATCGAGGACTTGAGCCGTGAGTTACGTGAGGTACAAGTCGAGCCGGTGAGGTTCACCGCCTCAAGTAAACAGAATATGATTGAGAATCTCGCGGCGCGGCTTGAGACGGCGGATATTATACTACCGCGTGACGGCGAACACGTGGATACGTTGCGGACGGAGTTGCGGGCGTATGAGTATGAGACTACGGACGCCGGTAACGTACGCTACGGTCCACCGGAAGGGTATAACGACGACTGCGTGGATGCGCTTGCGCTTGGGGCGAAGGAGACTAAGCAAGCGAAAAGCACTTGGTAACGGCGCGGTTATGTGCGGGTGCCGCGTAACCGACCGCGAACCTACAACGCCCGCGGGCAACCGCGTGGCGTAAGTCGAAATATCCGTGTGACCGCCTCATCGGAGGCGCGGTACACTACGACGGCATATTGGTATTGTCAAGCCGTGGGAGGGCTAAAGCATACTATACTCGACCGTCACACCGCGGCGTCCTGGTGGGCGCGCCGCGTTTTTGAGAACCGTACCGCGTAGCGCCGCCTACGTGCCGCGCCCGCGTTCCTCGTTCCTGGTTTCAGGGTGCCGGCGTTCGGCAGCGCGCGCAACCTCCTCACCACACTCGGGGCACGACACGGTTTTGTAGTACGTGCCGTCCTCCTCGTCGGTGCCGTGGATGCACTCACTCGCAAGCGCTTCGTGGTAGCACTCGTCGCACTCGAACTTCGGTTCGGGTTCCGGCGGGCGCTTGCGTGGCGTAGGACTACGGCGCGCCATCTAAACCACCCGCCCACTCACGGCGGTGAAATCGAAGCCGTCCATCATGTACGGCGCATCCTCCAGGGCGGCTTCCACCGCTTCCTCGTCACTCTCCGCCACAACCGTTATTTCCCGCGTCTGTCCTACGTTGCTTTCGACCGTTATTGTGTATTCTTGCATCGGGTTCACCTCACCTTCTACTTAATACCATACACCGGTACCACTTATACCTTTGGGAACAACATCGCCGCGACGTATGGCGATTCCTCGAACGGCACCGCATAGAACCGCGTATTACCGCGGCGCACGGCGCGCACGCGGCGCAAGCGTTCCACTCGACGAGACTCTCGCGCAACCCGGAACGCTACGGCGGCGACCAGGTGGGCGACACCTCAACGAACTCGACTTCTTGCGTTAGGTAGCCGGCACCCAACTCCTCAACCGCGTGGGTGGGTACGATAACCACGGCAGCGTACGGCTTACCGCGGCGGTCGCACAACTCGTTCTGGTATGCCAGGGCTTGACCGACCGCCTCATACGTAGCCCACCGAGAGTTCTCGACCTCGACGGCAAGCGACCGACCGATAGGCGTCTCAACCACGAAGTCGGCGCGCCGCCCACTCGGTAAAACAACCTCCTCGTCAACATCCTCCTCGGCGTAATGATGCGTTAGCCACGCGCGTACCGTCTCACCAAACTCACTTTCCGATATGTGCGTCATACGCACCGGCGTACGCACCCGTGGCACTTATCGGCAGCGTACACGTACCGGCGCGCGTGAAAGAGGAACGGAAGCGGTATGTGGCGTATCACGCGCGTTGGCAACTTTCTACGCTTGTGATGTTGGTGCCGATGTGGTTACTCAACACGTTCGCGGGCTTGAGCGGGTGGGCGGCGCTACCACTCGTCCAACTATACGGCGCGGTTATATTCTGGTATGTAGACCGATACATCTTCACCGCCGACCTCGACGGGTGAAGCGTGTGGCGTGCGCGCACCACGGCGCGGCATCCGGCGGTCGAACGCGGCACTTTCGCGGCACCGTGCCGCCGTATGCGAGTTAGGGCACCATAAGGTATAAGTGGTACCGGTGCGGAGTCACGAATGCAGACGGACGACAAGAGGTGAACCCAAATGAGTGAAGAACACACCAACGACGAAGCACAGAACGAAGCAAACGACGACCTCGGCGACTTTGAGGAGGAAACCGGCATCACGCCGCCGGGCAACGACGAGAGTGAGAGCGACGAGGAGTACGCCGGCACCACGGAAAGCGACGAGGATAGTGAGGAGTACGACGAGGTTAGCAAGCGCGTGAGCGAGAGCGCGGATAAGGTAACGGTTACGTGGAAGTGCAAGCGCGGCAACGGCACGCGCGACCAGGACGAGTTCAAGGTCAAGGCGAAGGGTGAGAGCGCGGAGGAGGTTAACCAGCAACTCACCGCGGTGCAAGAGCAAGTCGCCGAGATGATGGACGTGGCGCGCGACATACAACCCGACGAGGACGATGAGTGAGGTGCTTGAGCGTACCGCCGACGCGTTTGCGGATGTGAGCGTGCCCGCCGACCTCAACGGCAGCACGGTCGAGGTACGCCGTCCGGTGGGCGGCACGATTGCGGAGGGCGTGGTTGAGGATGGCACGGTGAGCGTACCGCCGTGCTACGCCGGCGCGGATGTTGAGGTACACCCGGTCGGCGAAATACCGGCGTAAGCACGCGCACGCCCGCGCGGCTACGGCACTATTCTACGCGGTTCCATGCGGCGCGTGAGGCAAACCCACGGAAGGCGGCACGGTGGTAAGGCATAAGGTATAAGTAGTACCGCGGTGAATGGACGAATGCGAGCAAAGAGGTGAACCCAAATGACACACGAACGCAAGCACGTAAGCGAGTATAGTGGCGAAAAGAGGTACGAGATGGAAGCCGCCTTCGGTGAGGACGCGACCGTGGTGGAACTCGACACGGACGAACTTGAGAGCGCGGGGCGCGACGAGAATGAGCCGTCGGCGCGTGAGGAGTTCCACACCGACATCGAGGAGGGCGACAAGATAGTGGTGCGCTTCGGCAGCGGCAAACTTGCGGAGGACATCGTGACCGACGTAAAGAGTTGGGGCTTCACGACGGACGGCGTGCGCACCACCGAACACTACGAAGGTGAGACGACGGGATGGTTTGGCAGCACGTACCGCTTCGAGGACTTTGGTGGGTTTGACGACCGCGGCGTTAACTACGAACTCGTCGAACACGTGCCCGCGGCGGAACACGACGAGGAGGTGAGCCACTAATGGGGCGGCGCTACGCGGCAAAGGTAACAACCACGCGCGCCGAGGATGTTGAGGTGCGCGTAACCGCCGGCAGCGAGGACGAGGCAAAGAGCGCGGCGCTACGTAGGGCAACGCACCAGGTGGTTGGTGACGACCCGTACGTGACCGAGGTTGAGGAGGTCGAGGGATGAGCGACCACGCCGACGTGTTCGACTCATACGTTGAGGAGGGCACCGTGTTTGAACGCCGTAGCACCGGCGGGCGTGTCACGGTTGAGGGCATCGCACTCGATGAGGATGCGCGCGTCCACGTCTACATCACCGACGAGGAAGCGGGTTATGACAACGACTCGGTTTACCTCGGCGACCTGGTGGATGCGGTTGAGCGTGGAGAGTTGCGGCAACTCACGGCGCGCGCGTAACGCCGCGGTCAAACGTGGTTTCCGGCGGCATCGACACACCTATTTTCGCAGAATACCGGAAGGCAGCACGACACCGAGGCATAAGGTATAAGTGGTACCGGTGCGGAGTCATGGATGCGAGCAAAGAGGTGAACCCCAAAATGACACAAGAGTTCCCCGAAACCGTGACGTGTGGCGCGTGCATCGTAGACAGCATCGAAAACGACGGCGGCGAACCAGCGGACGCCGAACTCGACACCGTGAAGGAGGTCAACGGTTGGATTAACGAAGCAAGCGTGTACGAGGTAGCCGAATACGAGTGCCCGGAATGCGGCGGCACCGGCAGCATCCACGAAAGCGGTGGACGCCTCGGCGTGTGCGCCACACCCAAGCCACCCCAGGAACCACCCGTTGCCCCGGAACACAAGTAGGCGGGCAACCTCGACCACCATACCGCTAAACCGCCTCGACGCGGAGTGCGTCGGGCGGGGCGGTCGGGCAACCCGCCACCCGTACAACCGGCGGGCATAACAAAAGGTGATATAATGGAAAGCCAAGACAGCGAATTGGACTCGATGAAGGTATTGCCATCCGCCGCCGGCTTCGGCGACGTTGAGGAGGGCGCGGTCTACTACGGGCGCGTCAACAACGTTACCGACTTCGGCGTGTTCGTAACACTCTCCGAGGGTTACGGCGACGACGAGGTTACGGGATTGATGCACATTAGCAACCTCAAGCCACTACACCGACCCACCGACTTCGGTGTGGGCGACCAGGTGGCGGTTGAGGCGCAAGAGGTCAACGTACGGAAGCAAGAGATAGCCCTCGGCTTGGTGCGTGTGATTGAGGGGCTTAAGGGCACCAGCGACGACGAGGGTTGGAGTGGTGTGCGTGAACGCGTAGCCGCGGACGGCAGCGACGAGGACGAGGAGGATGAGAGCGTGCCGTGTGAGTATTGCGGTGAGCCGTTCGAGAACGACCACAACCTTGCGGTGAGCCGTTCGAGAACGACCACAACCGCCGCATACACGAAAACCGGTGGTGTGAGGAGAACCCCGATAGCGCGCGCAACCAGGGCGCGGACAATACCGGCACCTCCTCGCAAGAGGCGGGCACCGGCGACGAGGATGAGGAGTTGGATGAGGGCAAGCAAGAGCGTGAGTTCGTTACGCAACCAGCGGAGGAGTTGGACGAGGCAGACCACACGGTTGGCACGCCCGCGGGTGAGGCGCGTGAGGCGGTAGACCTCAACCGCATCGTGGCAACGTTGCGCGATGAGCCGGATGTGCGTGATGTGGTGTTCGACGCGACGGAGTTGGGCGACCTCATCGGCTTCGAGTTCGATGAGGATGAGCGTGTGGTGGACATCAGCATAGACCTCTCGGACAAGTAGCGGCGCGGTAAGCCGCGGCGGCGCGCGGCGTGCGCACTCTCCGCCGTGGTAAATGCCACTTTTCTATTACGCGAACGGGCAAACCCGCATACGGCAGCGCGATGGTGGTACCCAAAGGTATAAGTAGTACCGGTACGGACGATAAGGTAGAAGGTGAGGTGAACCAAATGACGCTAACACAAAACCCCAGGCAAGACGAACGCCGTAGCATAGAAGCCGAGAACATCCACTTCGACCTCGACCGCGATGAGTACGAGGTTGCGCTTGAGGTGCTTGAGGACGAACGCGACGAGGACGGCACCGTAACCGTAGACATAGACCTCATCACCGAGGCGATAGACGTGGTGCGTGAGGAGGTTACGGAGGCAGCACGCCCGCAAACACGTGAGAAAGCCGTGGCGCGCCGCGTTGGTGAGCGCGCGATGGAGAACGTAGACGAGGCGGTGCGCGACCTGGCATACGACTACGAGTGGATAGAGGTGGCGGACGAGGTGAACCTATGACGCAAGCGGCACTCGGCGACTTCGGCGACGACGGCGGCAGCACCGAGGAGGACGAGAGCGCGGGCATCACCCAGGCACCGGCACCCGCCGGCTTCGAGAGCGGCGAAACACTCACCCGCATCCGTGAGGGCGGGCGCATATACGCGGAGGTTGAGAGCGTGCCCGCGGCGAACAACATGGACGTTTACGAACTACGCGTAACCAACACGGAGGAGTCGAGCGCGGTGGGCGTGGGCAACCTCATAACCGCACACCAGGCGGCAATAGGCGACAAGTGGAGGAGGTGCGAGGAGTAATGCCGTCGCTACGCCTATCGAAAGCGCGGTCACTCATCAAAGAGGAGACGCACGAATACCGTGGGCGTACGATAGAGGTTTACGCGTACGCCGAACTATACGACCGCCCACTACTCGACCGGTGGTTGTGGCACCGCCTCACGGGCAAACCAACCGCAAAGACGTACGTAGGGCGGCATATACGCGCCGAGGTTGAGAGACGCGGCGGCGGCAGCAAGTACGTACACGACCGCATCAACAAGTACGGCAACCACCAGAAGCCGCAAACCGAACTCAACCGGCACATCACTCACACACTACGCAAAGCGCAACGGTGGGTCGATAAGGACGAGGAGTTAGCCGCGGGGGCGCGGTAGTATGAGCGAAGTGCCGGACGCCGTGATGAGCGAACTCAACGAACTCATCGAGGAACGCACCAGGGACATGGTTGAGGCGAGCCGCAAACTCGATAAAGCACCTATGTGGGCGTGGCTACCGGGACGCGCGCTTAAGCCGCGCGAACTTGCGGCGGCGCTACCAAGAGAAATCGGCAACCTCGTCGTATATGCACCGGTAACGTTCGACGGCAAACACCCGCCGGTAGTTATCGACGAGGACGACGTGCTACGGGTGCGGTGGTTCCTCCTCAAAACCGAAAGCACGTACACCGAGGTCTTCCTACACCACGTAATGAAGCCGAAGGTAAGACCAAGACCGTCATTACATGGGTGGCGGAAAGACCAGCGCGGGCGGGTTGAGGAGTTCCCCGACGTACAAGAGGCGGGCGCGTACTACCTACCTTCGGGTTGGGGCGCACCCGAATTAACAGCGATAGCCGGCTACTTCCAAGCCGACGGTATGGATTTCCCCTCATACCGTGAGGCGGTGGTTAAGGACGGGGAGACGCGCACAAGCCTATTCAAGAACGACGATAAGTTACACCTCACACGCCTCAACCTGGCAGCGGAGTCCAACCATCTCATGTCGAGCGACTATGAGGTGCTTAGTGAGGTACGTGAGGCGCTTGACGAGTTCGGCGATTGCTTAGAAGTTGAGTGGTAGCACGGCGATACCTCTTTAACGCACGCGCCGGTACGTGCCCGTATGACCGACGAGGAACCAGAACGCGTCGAGGAGGGCGTTAACTCCGGCAAAGGGCATATCACACCCGCGGCTAACCAGGACGAGGGTGGGGGCGAGGGTGAGGAGGGTGGCGGTGAAGTTACGGCGGCAGCACTCTTACGTAGCGGCATCGACCCGTCGTTACTCACGGGCAACCTACGCGCCGGCGGAAGCCCTATGGGCACCACCACGGCGGACACCGTTCAGCGTGCGATGATTGCACGGCGCGCCGGACTTTCGCATGAGAACCACCGCGATTATTACGGCGTACTCGGCTACGACCGGCAACCTCTCGCCGAGGACTACTACGTTAAGTATCTACGCAACGACATCGCGCGCATCATCGTTGACAAGCCGGCGGAAGCCGCGTGGAAAGAGGCACCGGTGGTCGTGGATGATGCGGACGAGGGTGGCGACGAGGAACGTGCTACCGATTTCGAGAAGGCGGTGGAACGCCTCTTTAACGAACACCGCGCACTCCACTATCTTGAGCGCGCCGACAAAGCCGCCGGCATAGGTGAGTACGGCATCCTACTCTTGGGCGTGCGTGATGGTGAGCGCGTGGAACTTAGTGAGGCACCGGACGAGAACTCTTACCGTAGCCTCACGGATACGGAGGGCGCGGGCACCAGCGACGACCTCGCGTACATGGCGACGTTTACCCAGGCATCCATAACGTCACTCAACATGGAAAACAACCCCAACTCGCCACGGTACGGTTTACCTAAGAGTTACGACGTTCAATTCAATAGCGGCGACTCGCAAACGACGAAGACGGTACACCACAAGCGCGTTATCCATATCGCGGAGGGGCTACTCGAAAATGAGGTGTTCGGACGCCCGCGGCTTGAGCCGGTACTTAACCGGCTTGAGGATTTGGAAAAGGTGCTTGGTGGCAGCGCGGAGATGTTTTGGCGTGGTGCCGACCGCAAACTACAATTCAATTACACCGGCGACGGTTCGCCACGGGACAGCGAGGCGCTACTTCAAAAAGGTGAGGAGTTGAACCACGGGCTACGCAACATCCTCCCCACCAGCAACATCGAGGTGAACGAGATAGGCGGTGAGGACGTAGACCCGTCGGGCGTGGTGGAACAGGAACTCAAGCATATCGCCGGCGCGGTGGGCATACCGCTACGTATGCTTACCGGTAGTGAGCGCGGTGAGTTGGCAAGCACGCAAGACCGCGCCACCTTCTACGAACGCATCTCCTCACGCCGCGAGCAATTTTGTGAGCCGAAGATATTGCGCCCGCTACTCGACCGCCTCATTTGGCTCGGCATACTACCGAAACCCGAGGGTGGTAGTTACACGGTTGAGTGGCAACCCCTCTTTGAACTCAACGAACTCGAACGCGCCGAGTTGAGGTCTAAAAACGCGAAGGCACTCAAAGCCGCCGCGCCTATGGGCGACCCCGCACAACTCGCCACGGTGCCGGAAATACGTAGTCTACTCTTTGACCTCTCGCCGGAACGTGGCAGCGAGGTGAGCGACGACGTGGGTGGTGAGGCACCGCCGGAAACACCGGACGAGGAGAACCCCGACGAGGGTGAGGACGCCGCGCAACTACCGGAGGATATAGCCGACTTGGACGAGGTGGACGACGCGGAGTTCCGTGAGGTTATCGACGACCTCGACGGCGTGGACTCTTTGGAAGGTTTGGACGAGTTGGACGAAAACCCAAACTCGAAAGCCTTACCTGATGGCGGCAACCGCACGGACGAGGAGTTGTAAGCGTGAGCGAGTGCGCGCATAACCACCAGGGTGGTGAGGCGCAAGAGGTGGTCGAACGCCTCACCGCAAACCGTACGTTCCCGCACGGCGGCAAAGACCCAACGGGCACCACCAAACTACGCGACCGGTATGCGGGTGAGATGTACCGCCGGTTCCGCGCACTCAAAGGTCTGGTTCGGCAAGTTGTAGTCGAGGACGACGCGTTCAACCTCAAGAGCGAGGAACGGTTGAGCGGTAGCCGCGCGGAACAACGTGGTGCCGCACAAGAGCGCGACCGGTTTGGTATGAAGCCGCCGCGTAACGGCTTCGATTTCCCTAACGATGCGCGTAAGATTGAGGAGTTCAGCGAGTGGCTTGACGCGCAAGTGGATAAGGGCATCCTCGAACGCGTGCAACACAACCGCGGCGCACGTGATTCCTGGCAGCACACATACATCCGCAACGCGTACCGTAAGGGCGTGGAACACGCCGAGCAAGCGATGCAAAGTGAGGGCATCGCCTCGGCGAGTGAGGTGTCGGCGGATGCGTTCAACGCGCCGCGCCACACCGACGCCGCACAGATGTTATACGCGCGTGCTTATCGAGAACTCGACGGCGTGACGGCTAAAATGGGGCAAGAGATGAGCCGTACGCTTGCGGAGGGTCTTACCCAGGGCAAGAACCCGCGTGCCGTTGCGCGTGACCTCAACGACCGCGTGGATAAGGTGGGCATCCGCCGCGGGCGTCTCATCGCACGCACCGAAACCATACGCGCGCATAATGAGGGTGCGCTTAACCGCTACCAGGATTTCGAGAAGCGGATGGACGGCGTTACGGTGAAGGCGGAGTGGAGTACGGCGGCGGATGCCAGGGTTTGCCCGCGGTGTGCGATGCTTGAGGGGCGGCGGTTCAAGATGAAAGAGGCGCGCGGACTCATACCACTACACCCTTTGTGCAGATGCACCGTCATACCGGTTAGGCAAAACACTTAATGCTGGTGTGCCATAAACAGCGTGAGCGCGACGAGAACGGACGTTACGTATAACGCGCTTTTACCGGTGCGCACGGATAACAACTAAACCCGCGTTGAGCGCGTTGGGTTTAAGTATCCGCCGGTACTATTTACACCCGTAGGTGAACCAATAATGGCGAAACCAACAACGGCGGCACCGGATAGAGATACAAAAGAACGAGAGACACTCGCACAAATGGCGTCCCTCCTCACCGACGAGGGCTTGAGCCACGCGGAGGCGGTCTACTACTACCTTATCGACGTAGTGGGTGCCGACCGCTACTCCCAGGTGGCAGCGGAGAGCGGCACGTACGCCACGGGGCGCGATGCAAGTAGCATCAAAACCGTGCTTGACCGCGCGCGTGAGAAGGTCGAGAACCCCGACGCGTACACCGACCCGTATGATGCGCATAACCGTTTCCTGGTGAACGTGACCAGGCGTATGCGTGACGAGGGCGCTACACCACGCCGCGCGTTTTACGCGGCAGCACTCGATGTCAACGGCATCGAGAACCAACACCTCGCTACCGACCGCGGTAAGCCGTCTCCCTACGTTACGGGGCAAAAGCACGGCAACATCCGCGAGGCGGTGAGGAACGTCGGCGGCGCGTGAGGCGCGTGCCCGCGCGGCAACCCGCGGTTCGCGTACTATTCTACCACTCTTAATATACCACCACGGCGGAGTGTGGCGATTGCCCCACCATAAGGTATAAGTGCTACCGGTGCGGAGTCATGGATGCGAGCAAAGAGGTGAACCCCAAATGAGAGCAAACACCGAACGAGACGAACGAGACGAAGCACAAACGCGCGAACAAGTCCTCGAAGCCACCCAGGCGGAACGTGAGGGTGCAAGCGATGAGCGGCTTGCGCGGCTACTCGAAAACGCCAACGCAAGCACCACCAGCGCCGACGATACGCTTGCGCTAACCTCCTTCCGCGTCCGTGAGGTTCTTGCGGAGGAACTCCTCGACCGTGGACGCCGCGACCTGGTTGTTGAGGTTCTTGAGGAGGG